CGTACTTCTCCTTTCGTTTTCACAATCCCCGTCAGCAGAAGCTGCATCAGGGCTTTTTTCTGTCTTTTCATTTCCTCCAGCTTACGCTGATGAAGGGTGATAAGGTCGCTTAGTTTGTCCAAATATCGGGCAATTGCTGTTTGTTCAGCCTTTGACGGATACACAAAACCGAGAGTAAGAAACTCCTCGTAGCTTATACTGCGCCCATCACGGATGCCATAGGTTACTGTTTCTAATCGCTGGATAAACGACTTAGAGGTAAACACATATTTCCAATACTCTGAGTCGTGCTTTTCAGGCTCAGAAAAGCCAAAAACCGTGTAAGCAGGTGAGGTTATGCCTTCTATTGCAGAATGAGCGAACCCACCTTGAAAAGAACGAAGGTGTATCACAAACTGCCCCGGCAATACTCTTTTATAGCCGGCTTCATTTTTCTTGTCGTGGAATATATTGATGCCGTTTTCATCTCTGCGAATCATTCCACGGTCTTGTGTTGCTGACAAAACAGGAAGTTCTGGATAACCTTTATCCGCAGTTGATACAAACAGTTCTTTTGCCTTACGCTGTTCCCAATCGCCCGTAAAGCCGGGGAACCTCGTTTCCGGAACCTTTTGCCCCTTCCGCGGGAACATCTTTTCCAGACAGCCCTTTTTGAACCTTTTCAGTTCCTCGATTTTGCGCTCTTGCAGTTCGATTGCCTTGTCCTGCGTGGAGAGGATTTCGGCAATCTTCTTCTGTTCGTCAAGCGGCGGAAGGACAATTCTGCTTTTCATGAAGCGGTCTTGTCCGAGGGTTCTGTTTCGGCCTGCTCCGCCGGGAGAAGCAGCTTCAAGAATGTCCGTTCCGCGCTTGGTGAGCAGGTAGGAAATGAGATAATCAATGTCAATGCTTCCATTGATCGGACGATACATGGGAAAACGATGGGAACCAATCATGCCCGCTTCTGCCTGTGTAGTCTTTCCGACGGCTTGTTCCCAGGCAAAAACGATGTTCAGAATAAAGCAGTCAGGTTCAATCCAAAACACGGATTTATTGCCCAAGGAGTCCCCTGTAACGGGTTCCTTATAGAATAATCCCTTTCCGTGAGAGCGTATTCCAATTTGTGTATACATCTCATTGGCTTGTACTTCGACTGGGTGTTCCACGCGCTCAAGACATTCAGCTATCGTGCGGACTGACCAGCTCTCAGGTAAGATGCCGGACTTTGTTTTCTTATACCCCTCCGGCACAATCCCCTGTCGGATTTGGTCAATTCTATCTCTTACTTCGGGTGTCATGCGTTCACCTCATTCAGGCTCATTTGCCGTTGATGCGCTTCTTCTGCTCACTCTCAATCTGCCTGATGCTCTTTTTCGGCGTCGGCAGGTCTTCCGGCATGGTGCCGCCCAGCTCGGCGATGGTCTGTCTGACCTTCCTGCCGACCTCGTAGTGGGTTTGATTGGCCTTTTCCTTGCCTCGAATATTCTCGCGGCGCAGCTTTTCGTCTGTCTGCGTAGCGCGGAACAGGTTAGCAGCCAGCTCGGTGCTGCCCATGTGATCAAGAATCTGTTCGTTTTCCTTGAGACCTTTACGAGCGTGGATTTCTTTTGCGCCGAGGCCTCCGTACAGTCCTTGATAGCCGTAATTCTGGAAAATGGCGAAATCATAGGACTTGATAACGCCAGCCTTTTGCGCCGCTTCGGCCAGGGACTTGTTGTGCGCTTTCATTTCTTTGCGGATGGCAAGCCGCTTCTGATCCTCGGACAGCTCATCGTAGTGGTCGATCAACTCCTGCTGGCGCGTCTTTACGGCGAAGTAGGTCTGTCCAACTGCAATGACCTCCTTGCGCGGGTCGCCATTCATAACGATCAGGTAGCAGGCATAGCGGGAGAGAATGTAGTCATCAATCAGCTTAACACCACCGTTCGGCATGGGCGATGTTTTGTTGACCTCAACAAAACATTCATCCACAGCTATGCCGCTGTTTTCGCAGGCTGTTTGAGCTTTTTCAATGAGTTTCTGGAAATTCCGCCATTCCGTATATTCAAGTATGGATTGTAGCTCCCTTGCATACCAGAATTCATTGCCATACTCATTGACGTGCTTGATGCTTTCAAAGGTTTCTTCGCTGTAACGCGCAATCTCGTTGTTCATAGCCCCAGCTCCTTCATATACTTCGCCATCTGCGCCTGCACCTGCGAAAGCTCCGCCTCAATGCTGGCGATATTTCGCTTCACCTCGTCGATGTCCACCAGCTCCTCCTCCTCAAAGGTGTCCACATACCGGGGTATGTTCAGGTTGTAGTCGTTCTCACGGATCTCAGCGCGGGAGGCGCGGTAGCTGTACTTGTCCACCTTGGCCTCGCGCGCCTCGTAGGTGCTGACGATGCGGGCAATATCGCTGTCCCGCAGGAGATTCTGGTTCTTGCCCTTTTCGTAATTGCCCTCGCCGGAGGCGTCGATGAACAAGACGTCGTCGCGGGTGCGGCCCTTTTTGAACACCAGAATGCAGGCGGGGATACCCGTGCCGTAGAACAGGTTCGCGGGCAGGCCGATGACCGCGTCCAGCAGGTTCATTTCAATCAGCTGCCTGCGAATCTTGCCTTCGCTGGCACCGCGGAAGAGCACACCATGGGGGAGAACAACCGCCATGCGCCCGTTCTCCGCATCCAGACTGTTAAGCATGTGGAGCACGAAGGCATAGTCGCCCTTGGAGGAGGGCGGAACGCCCCAGTCAAACCGATGATGCTCGTCCAGAGAGGCGGTCATTTTCTCCGGCTTCTTTCCTTTTTCATCCGGACCGGCCTTCGAGAGGAAGCCGCTGTCCCATTTGTCCAGGCTGAACGGAGGGTTGGCGACCACCACCTGGAACTTCATGAGCTTGTCGTCCTCGAGGTTCTGCGGATTGGAGAGCGTGTCGCCCTGCCAAATGCGGGCGTCATCCACGCCGTGGAGGAACATGTTCATCGTGCAGAGCGCCCAGGTCTGGGCGTTCAGCTCCTGACCATAGACGGCAACCTTGCCGCTGGGCACCTTTTTGTAAGCTTTGAGCAGCAGGCCGCCGCTTCCGCAGGTGGGGTCTAAGACCCTCGCGAGATTGATACAAAAGCACCCCGGAAATCCCTTGACATCAAGGTATTTCCGGGGTGTTCGATGTTTTATGGAGTTGTTGTTGAAGAATGAAAGCGGCTACTGTAGCGCTGGTGGTTGCACTTCAAACGTTACTCTTGGTTTCGTTTGGGAATGGACGAGCGTTTGAGGGGGCAAGCAGGCCACGCAATCAGCAAAGCACCCATTTGTTGGAAAAGCCGTTATGAGGAGAGACAGGCACTCCATATGAGAAAGGCAAGCCAAAATAGCTGTATATATTAATGAATATCACGTAAATGCTTGAAATATCGCTCAATATGTGCTATGCTTGGCGTTGTGCAATGATAGCTTTGGCGCAGCTTGATAGAGAGGTGTGTTATGAGTAAAAGAGCCGATGACCGCTACATCAGTCTTGAAGATGCGGCTGAATACTTGAACGTCAAGCCAGTAACCCTACGGAAGTGGATTAAACAAAACCCTGACCTTCCGGCGCATCAGATTGGACGCCTATGGAAGTTCAAACGGTCTGAACTGGACACATGGGTGGACAGTGGAAAAAGTGCCATTAAATAAAATATGCGATGGAAAGGGCTGCTTAAGATGGCTGGAACAATATTGTATAACCAGGACTGCATAGTTGCTATGAAGCAAATTAGTGCCGAATCTATTGACTTAATTGTCACTGATCCACCGTATAATCTTGGCATTTTTATGAAAACAAGAGACACTAATCTTAAGAAGATGAGGGACAATTTTTTCGGTTCTGCCGGCTGGGATGACATGGAGTTTGACGAGTGGTCAAAGTCTATGGATGATTTTTTTAAAGCATCTGCCCGCGTAATGAAAAAAGGTGGAACTATGATTATGTTCATGGCAATCATCAAGGTTGAAACTATAATACAGCTTGCGGAGAAGCACGGCTTTTACTACAAAACTACAGGCATATGGCATAAAACGAATCCGATGCCAAGGAATATGAATTTGCAATTCGTGAATTCCACAGAAGCATGGGTTTACTTTACATACAAGAAAAGAACGGGCACATTCAACAATGGAGGTGCTATGTTTCATGATTTTATTGAAACTTCAGTGACTCCCAATGGAGAGAGAAAGTACGGAAAGCATCCCACGCAAAAGCCAGAGGGGCTTATTCAGCACTTCGTTGAGATACTCTCCAATCCGAAGGACACCGTACTTGATCCATTTATGGGAAGTGGTACGACTGGAGTGGTTGCTAAAAGAACCGACCGTGACTTTATAGGAATCGAACTGGACGAGGGATACTTTAAAATTGCTCAAGAAAGGATTCGAGAGGCATGACAATGAAACCAAAGGTAATAGACTTATTTGCTGGGGTGGGTGGATTGTCTCTCGGATTTGAAAACCGCGGCTTTGATGTGGTTCTTGCAAATGAATATGATCCATCGATAGCAGCGGCATACGAGAAAAACCATAAAGGAACAAAAATGATATGCGGCGATATTACTTCACTCGATCTGCAAAAGACATTTTCTGATTACGCGGAAAAAGTTGATGTGGTAATTGGGGGTCCTCCTTGTCAGGGATTCTCTCAAAAAGGACAGAGGAAGACCATCCATGACGAGAGAAACTTTTTGTTTAAATACTACGTAAAGGTAGTGGAGCTTGTGCAGCCACGCTACTTTGTGATGGAGAATGTTCCTAACCTATTGACAGCAGAAGGTGGATACTTCCGAAAAGAAATCGAAGAATTGTTCAATTCAATGGGATATCAATTGAAAATGGGGGTTCTAAATGCATCGGATTATGGTGTGCCGCAAAACAGGCGGAGAGCAGTCATAATCGGCAAGCGCGGCGGTGAAGCTCCGGATTTGCCTGCCGCCAAAGATATCAGCGTTACGATTTGGGATGCTATAAGCGATTTAGCATTTCTAAATTCTGGAGAAGGCGAAGAAATTCAGAGTTATCGTAATGAGCCACAAAGCGAATATCAGAAAAGGCTTCGGGCAGGAAGTACGATGCTTCTCAACCATGTTGCCACAAAGCATTCGCCGTTGGCACTGGAACGCTTGGCGATGATTCCTCCTAACGCTGGAAAAGAGGTCCTACCTGAGGAACATTTGACAAAATCCATTTATAGTGGAACATGGACAAGGATGCGGAAGGATGAGATTTCCGTTACTATTACCACGAGGTTTGATACACCATCCTCTGGGAAGTTCACGCATCCATTCCTAGATCGCGCTATAACGGTAAGAGAAGCGGCAAGAATACAATCCTTTCCTGACAGCTTTCTGTTTGTCGGGAATAAAGGGTCTCAAATGAAACAGGTGGGCAACGCGGTTCCGCCATTGTTAGCAGGTGCGATTGCAGAAGTAATAATGAAGGACATAGAGGAGGACGTAAGTAATGAACAGGCCTGATAACATTCTCACATATGATGCGATGGATTTGAAACTGGGGATTAAGTCATCTCTTCCGCACGTCAAAAGCACTCTCGCTTTGGCGATATTGCTTTGGGAGTGTTCTGATCACCCTGCTGAACTGATTTATTCAGAACAGAACGGGGACGAGACCGTAATAGCCAGTCAGCTTGAGCAATGTGTAATTGATTATCTGGCGGATATCTGCGGGAGAGAACACATATCACCAGATGATCTGATTAATGTGCTCAATCAAAATCAGCTTTTCAAGTCACAAATAGAAGCCTTGATGGTGGCTTTTGAATTAGTGTGGAAACTTGCAAAGGTTAGTTTTGTCGATGCTACAAAAGCGGCAAGTGCAGAGAGAACTGGTGGAGTTCGTTTTCCTAAAAAATTCACCTATTCTGTTAACATCGATATTATCCATAGCGTTATAGGCGGAAACGAAAGTGCATTCCTCCGTGTTCTTTTGGCATGGGCCGGGTTTAATGTTAACGCCGATCCGGAGTGCGAAAAAACATTACTATACTTGTTAACAGCTCTTTCAGAAGGCGCGGTTTTTAAACTTTCAGATGGAGCTAAGGATGTTATCTTTAATCAAAACAGCATTTATCGTAAGTTGCTGGAAACCGCAGATGCCGTAGAGGTAAATGGCGATAAGGAAGCGAAGGGACCGCTCCGTATTCTAAAATCGCTTTTGTCTGAAGGGATGAATCCATACCTTCAGTATTCAAACGGCAATGTTACTATTGCTGCTCCTAACAACGAAAAGATTGAGGATTACCAAAAGCGTGTAGACACACTCCTTCGTTTGAATGCAACAAAAGTAATCGGTCTTGAGCATTTAGATGCAGATACCGAAGGGATTGTGCTTGATGATCTGGAAGAGTCCCGTATCAATTCTGGCACGAACATCCTCTTGTACGGTGTTCCGGGGTCCGGGAAAAGCTGGACGATAGAGCATGAATACTGCAAGGTTGACAGCTATGTAGAACGCCTTGTGTTCCATCCTGATTACACCTACTCGGATTTTGTAGGACAAATTTTGCCGGATGTTGACGATGAAGGCCTTGTGACATACAAGTTCACACCTGGGCCGTTTACGACACTTATGCGGGAGGCGTACAGAAATCCGACCCAGGAATATATTCTGATAATCGAAGAAATTAATCGTGGCAATGCACCAGCAATTTTTGGAGAAGTTTTCCAGCTATTAGATAGAACTTTGGAGCATAAAAGGGATCACGAGGTCATATACCCTGCTGGCACAAGTGAGTACGGAATTACAAATCGATATATGGCAACGGTGATTTATGGCGACGGTGGGCATAAGGTGCGCATCCCATCCAATCTTTCTGTTATCGGGACAATGAACACTTCTGACCAGAATGTGTTCACGCTTGACACTGCATTTCAGAGACGATGGAATATGCGCTTAATTGAAAACACTTTCGAGAATGTCCGCCCTTCCTTGGCGAACGCTAAGATTTTGGATACTGGGGTCACTTGGGAAACCTTCTGCACCACCATCAACAAGCTTGTGGTTGGAAACAGAGCAAAGATGGCCTCCGCAGAGGATAAGCGTCTTGGCGTATATTTCGTCCATGAGAGAGATCTTGAGTTTGATGATAGAGCTATTTCTTCGGATAACGATCTTCGTGGCGAATATAATGTTCTTTTGAAAGCGGAACGTGATGACAATTTGACCCCGGAGCAAAAAGGAAGGCTTTATGATATTCGAGAAGCGCTGAAAAAAATTCGGAGATTTCCGGAGAAGGTCATTAAATACCTGTGGGATGATGCCTTTAAGTTTAATCCCGAAGCCTTATTCGATACCGAAAGTATGGAAAGTCTCGAGCAGGTTATTCGTACCTTTGTGTATTCAACAGGTCGGGATCGTTTCAAAATATTCAAGGCTGCTGTCCGTTCAACTTTCTATCCTGATTCGCAGTCATGATGATGCTACTGATGGAAAGTGAGGTGATCGGTGACCATGGATTTGCAAAAGAATATTAGAGAACGCTGTCACGTCAACAAGAATGACGAGGGTGACAGTTTTGTGGGTGTAAAGGCAGATACGGATGATGCCGTTATCTATTTTCCTATAGGCTATCAGCTTCCGCCGAATGACGATGATCTCCGCACGGATATAAACAACTTGTTCTATGTGCTGGCCGCATTCATGAAAGAGGACAGGCTGATAGAGGAGTCAAAGTTTGCTGCACCAAGGACGGTCGATTTTCCAATGCATGCATACCTTAAGGTGATTCGGGGTTTTCTGAGAACGGGGCGTTATTACATCGAGACCGATCCGCGTTTTAAGACGGATACCAAGGGAAATGCATCGTGGGCACGCACAGCGCGTGAACAACGGGCCTTGGTACAGAAGAACGGTTCTCTGATTTTTACAAATATGACGGTACGTTCCGTAACGCCGAATGCCGATAAGAAAATCACGCAGATTCATCGGTACTGCGTGTACGAGGCATTCGATAAAATGGGCTGGCTCTATGTACCTTATATGCCGGAAAAGCCTGGGCCGCATCCTGACAACAGAGAAGCCATTTATATCCTGGAAAAAAAGCTGGCATCTACTCACAATGATGTGGAGCAAGAACTGTTTTCGGCAATGGTATCCATGCTTAAATACATGGACGAAAAATCTTCCGAAAAGCAATACTTCTTCGGCACGGATTTCTTTGAGCGTATTTGGGAAAAGATGATAGACAAGGCGTTCGGGATTGTGGACAAAGATCGATATTTTCCGCGCACCAGGTGGCTGCTTGATTACGGCCCTAACAAGACAAAAACACCGCTCCAGCCGGATACCATAATGATTTATAACGGCAAGGTGTATGTGCTTGATGCAAAACTGTACCGATATGGATATAGCGGCAATCCCGATCACCTCCCGAACGGTCCCGACATCAACAAGCAGATAACATACGGAGAGTACATTGAGCGCGCCAAGGGTGTGCCGAGTGAAAATCTTTATAACGCATTTATCATGCCGTTCAATCGGGAGGATAATACCTTCTTCGAGATGGGGGTTGATGGTAATCCTATACCGCGCGTTACAGACAATATTGGCAACATCGGTGAAGCAGTCGGCGACTGGAAGCCTGATCCGAAAAATTATGAACGTGTCCAAGGCATTGTAATTGACACACGGTTTCTGATGTACAACTACATCGGTATGCCGGATCAGCAGAAACGACAACTTGCTGAAGCCATAGAAAAGGTGGGAAACAGGGTTCCCGTTCCAAGACCAGCGACATAATGAATAAAGGCTCTACCTTTCAATCAACGAGAGGTAGAGCCTTATTTTTTTACTCATTTATAGCTGGCGGTTTCGGTATCGTTGTGCGCCTGCCGCATTTCTGCATTGTTCGCAACAATAGTGTTTATTCGTCCTTGTTGCTTCTACCAGGAAAAACCTGTCTCTCTTGCAATTCGGATTTTCGCATTCTTTATACATCTCGCCATTTCGCATATAGAAAATCGAAAAATAAAGGGCTTCGATGAGGGTATCAACCTGCCATGTAACGGTTAGCTTGCCGCCGTTATACTTCGGATGGATGCCGCAAATGTTGTGGTTGATCTCCTCTGCCACGACAATCCTTGCAATCCTCAGCAGCGCGTTCTTGAAAGAATCGTCAAGTGCATCTTCGCTGAATGTCGTATATGACTTGAAACCACCGAAATTGACTTCTTTTATGACAGATACTTCCGTTTGGAGATGATAAAAGAAATCTATAAGAAAGCGGGTCTCTTCGTCCACGTCCTTACATCCTATGTACATTGCCATTAAGTTCTTAAACCACGGGTCTTTGCTGCCTTGCAGATTCGTATCGGAGCCGCTTCTCACAGCATTATAAAAAGTGATGTCGATGGCATTTTTCTTTCCGAGGAACGCATCATCTACTGAGTATGTTCCGTTCGCAGCCACCTCCGGCTCCCTGCTCAAATCCGGGAAAAGGTTATAGGAGTCAAGCAGACTTTTGAAACGATGGGTACAAGTTGAAAAAATATCATCACCTATGTGTAGCTCAGTCACGGGAGCGTAAAGCAGATAAACCACATGAATGAGGACTCCACGGTAGTCTTTTTTGTTGATGTAACTGTACAGCCTTATGGTGGATTTGATTCTGTTGATGATTTCAATGAGGTCGCTGGCTTCAACAGCCGTGTACTCGTTTTCTGGCAACGGATATAAGAAACCATATTTTTCAATAAACTCGATATGCTTGTCTATGTCTCCTTTTGGAAGGGCGAGCAGTTTGCCCAGGATATTTTTCTCATGCAGACCGCCGGCAACGCCAGTCATATTCAAACCGTCTTTCGACGCATAGGAGAACAATAGCTGTGTGCTTGTATCGGGGCAAACTTTGAGGGTAACAGTCGGAGCCTCGTCGGGAGAAGTATTCACCGTGTCTTTCGCACAGAGACAGCCGTATCCCTCGTGCTGAAATATTGTTTTTAATGAAATCCCAGATATTTTTTCGTCCATAACGACATTTTCCTTTCCGTGGGGCTATCTAAAACAGGCTCCGCTTTTACAGAAACCATTATCTTCGATAGCGTTATGGTTCCCGTTCGGGAGCCCTTTTCTCTTATTATATTCAAAAGTAATGTGAAATGCAAGAAATATCGATTATATCAAATGTAAAAATAATGGTTTATCTATGGAAATTTCCTTATTCTTGCTTGCAGGGTACAATAAAGATGCCACTGACGACTGCGGTCAAATCTTTAGTCCGAACAGCGCTTAAGGACGGAAAGGAGCTAAGCTATGGAAAAAGGCAGCCGACAGCAGTGGATCATCAATATCGAGAACTGTATCGCAACAATTGAATCTTCCCTTGGATCAGCAGTTGTTAATTCCGTCCTCGGGCGTTATGGCATGCGCAGTATTCAGGAGCTACATTCAAGTCTTCTTCCCGATATTTTCAGCGAACTGTACGCAATCGAAGCTGATATGAAATAGGCGCCTTGTCCCGAGCATGACTATAAACTTCTCACCGCCAGATATTACATCATTTGATCACTGATGGCTCAATGGTATCCGGCGGACAACCGAACATCACAGCTGCCTTTTGAGCGGGTTGCTGCAATCCGAAACGGAGAGATTCGTTTGGACTGCGGTTGGTTTATCACACCCATTTTGCAGCTTTCATCAATTCCTCCGTTTTGAGAAATCGACAATCGGAGGAATTTTTATGACAATCAACGGCAATCGTATCCCTTTCATACCCAAGCTGTCCCGTAACTTCAAGCCCATGAAGCATTATCTCTGCGAGACAGACACCTCTGCCAAGCTGATCTCGCGCACAGCATTCATGCGCCAGTTGGCACAGCAGCCTTGCCCCAAGGGACAGGTTTACATCGACTTCGACGATGGCTTCGTCTATTTGTTTCCCTATGATCCCGAACGTGCAGTGCAGTTCACGGTCGCTTACGGTGAATTCGAGACCGAGTACAAGCGCTTTTACCGGGAACAGCAGGCCATCCGCGAAGGCCGTCGGTTGACGGTTGCTCACCTCGACCAGTTCGACGATTCATGCGCTGATGGCGATGAAATGCAAAGCACGTGGCTGGTTTCAGAAACAACGCCAGAGGACGAGTACCTTGCCAAGGAACACTACATCATTCACACATCGTCCTTCAACGCCCTGTCCGATTCTGATCGTGAAATCCTGACCGGCTTTATCAACTCGGACTTCAACGCCCGCGAGCTTGCCCGACGTCTGGGCAAAGATCCTTCCGGCGTGCTGAAGCTCGTCAAACGTGCCGCTGCACGGCTTGAAAAGAAAATCGAAGAAAATTCCTGACCCCATGTCCACATTCCGTTCCGGCCTGTCCGAACAGGAAGGTGTAAGGACGCTACAGCGCCGGAACGGAGGTGGAAAAGATGGCCAAGTACAGTCCCAATCAGAGTCAACACAAGGAAGGAGGAAGCACACATGTCCCGCATGAACGAACTGTCAATCGCAATCGACGAGCTTAGGAACGCGGCGGCGGCGCTGAACAGTGTGGCGGATTCCTTGACGCAGCTGTTCTCCAGTGAAGAGCCCGCCAAGGAAGAACCGGCACCCAAGCCCATCACCAAAGAGGAAGTCCGTGCCGAACTGGCCGCCAAGAGCGCAACGGGCTACGGAGTGCAGGTACGCGCACTGCTCAAACGCTACGGTGCGGCACAGCTCTCCGCAGTGAACCCAGACGACTACTTGTCTCTGTTACTTGAAGCGCAGGCCATTGGAACCGAGGTGGGCGCAGATGGCTAATCACGCGATACTTTCAGCCTCGGCAAGCCATCGTTGGCTAAACTGCCCACCGTCGGTTCGGCTGACCGAGCGCATTCCTGACAACGGCAGCATCTACGCCGCCGAGGGCAGCGAAGCCCACGAACTGTGTGAGTACAAGCTCCGGCAGCTGCTGGGCATGGAAGCGCACAACCCTCTGGATACCCCCATCGGCCTTCGGTATTACGACGGCACCATGGAGGATGCGGCTACCGGCTATGCTGCCTTCGTGCTGGAACTGCTGGAGGAGATTCGGAAAACATGCTCCGATCCCATCGTCATGGTGGAACAGAAGCTGGACTACTCCCGCTGGGTGAAGGACGGCTACGGAACAGGCGACGCGGTCATCGTTGCGGACGGTACGCTCCACGTGGTCGATTTCAAGTACGGAACCGGGGTGCCTGTTTCGGCAGAAGGTAACAGTCAAATGCGCCTTTACGCCCTCGGTGCGCTCGACATGTTCAGCGAACTGTACGACATCGACACGGTGGTCATGACGATCTACCAGCCCCGGCTCACCAGCATCAGTACGGACACGATTTCCAAGACTGACCTGCTGGATTGGGCCGAGAACACACTTCGCCCGCTGGCTGATCTGGCCTACAAGGGCGAAGGCGACCTGAACGCGGGCAGCTGGTGCCGGTTCTGTAAGCTGCGCGGCACCTGCCGAAAACGAGCAGAAGCCAATCTTGCCATGGCACAGCACGATTTCAAGCTGCCGCCCACGCTGTCCGACGAAGAGATCGCCGTGATCCTCGATAAGCTGGATAACCTGATCAGCTGGGCGGGCGACGTCAAGGAATACGCCCTGAACGCAGCCCTGCACGGCACGCGCTTCCACGGCTGGAAACTGGTCGAAGGCAGATCGAACCGCCGGTACACCGATGAAGCTGCTGTGGCACAGATCGTCAGCGAAACAGGGCGCGACCCCTACGAGCACAAGCTGCTCGGCATAACCGCTATGGAAAAGCTGCTCGGCAAAAAGCAGTTTGCTACACTGCTTTCCAATTTGGTGGAACGTCCGCAGGGTAAGCCCGTGCTCGTTCTCGCCAGCGACAAAAGACCCGAAATGACAAATGCGAAGAGCGACTTCGCTTATGAAGGGTGAGCCGCAGGCGAACCTGTAGTGAGCGCAGTTTACGAAGCGAACGAAACGCCACGCCCGCAGGGGGGCGGTGCGAAATCATGAAAGTGAGGTAAATCATTATGGCTAAAACTATGAATCCGACAAAGGTTATCACCGGCAAGGACACCCGTTGGAGCTACTGCAACGTCTGGGACGCCAAGAGCATCAATGGCGGCACTCCGAAATTCTCCGTTTCCCTGATCATCCCCAAATCCGACGAAGCGACCGTTCGCAAGATCAAGGCTGCCATCGATGCCGCTTATCATGACGGCGAGAGCAAGCTGCGCGGCAACGGGAAGGTCGTTCCCCCGCTGGTAGCCATCAAGAACCCCCTGCGCGACGGCGATACGGAACGCCCAGACGATCCGACCTATGCCAACAGCTACTTTGTCAACGCCAACAGCGCCACTGCCCCCGGTGTCGTGGATGCGGACTGCAATCCCATCCTGACCCGCAGCGAGGTTTACTCCGGCGTGTACGGTCGCGCCAGCATCTCCTTCTACGCCTTCAATTCGAACGGCAATCGCGGCATCGCCTGCGGGCTGAACAACCTGCAGAAGATTCGTGACGGCGAACCTCTGGGCGGCAGAGCTTCTGCGGAGAGCGACTTCGCGGATGACGACGAGGATTTCCTGTCCTGACGGGGGTGTGCGTTATGACGAAATTTGAACACCTGATGCTGCTCGTGTGCTTTTCCGTATCCATCGGAACGACAATCGGAAACCTGCTCGGTCTCCTGCTCGGCTTCATCTGGGATCTGATCTCGAAGCACCGTGCCAGGAAGCGCAGGCTCAAAGAAACCAGCGACAAGTGACCCAACGGGGCGGCGGTGCTACATCGCCGCCCTTTTCGCAGGAGGTGCTAAATGAAAACATTGTCTCTCGACTTGGAAACGTACAGCAGCGTCGATTTAGGAAAATCTTCGGTTTATCGCTATGTGGAAAGCCCCGACTTTGACATTCTGCTGCTTGGCTTCAGCGCCGACGGCAGCCAGGTACAGGTAGTTGATCTGGCACAGGGTGAACAGATCCCACCCAAAATAATCGACGCACTGTCAGATGAGCGAGTACACAAGTGGGCATTCAACGCCAACTTTGAACGCGTCTGCCTGTCTGAGTGGCTGCGCCGAAACAGCTATCCGCTTCACAACGAACACTACTCTACCCCTGACGATCCCTGTATGGGATATCTCGATCCAGTGGGCTGGCATTGCACCATGGTCTGGTCAGCCTATCTTGGTCTGCCGCTGTCCCTAAAGGATGCAGGTTTTGTGCTGGGGCTGGATAAGCAAAAGCTCACGGAAGGCAAAGACCTCATCAAATATTTCTGTGTGCCGGGCAAGGACGGACAGCGGCATTTGCCCGTCGACGCGCCTGACAAATGGTCGACCTTCAAAGCCTACAACCTGCGCGACGTGGAAACCGAAATGGGCATTCAGGAGCGGCTGCGGAAGTATCCGGTGCCAGATGCGGTATGGGATCAATATCACCTCGACCAGCAGATCAACGACCGGGGCATCGCCGTGGACATGACCTTGGTACGCAGCGCCATCGCCATCGACGAACGCTCTCGCGAGGAACTGACTGCCAAGTTGAAAGAGCTCACCATGCTGGATAACCCGAACTCCGTGCAGCAGATGAAGGATTGGCTTGCCGATAACGGACTGGAAACAGAAACGCTCGATAAAAAGCAGGTAAGCGAACTGCTCAAGACCGCCCCGGAACCACTGCGGTCTGTGCTTGTTCTCCGGCAGCAGCTGGCGAAGAGCTCCGTCAAAAAGTATCAGGCTATGGAAACGACGGTCTGCGCCGATGGGCGTGTACGCGGATGCTTTCAATTCTACGGCGCTCGAACTGGACGCTGGGCTGGCCGGAATATCCAGCTTCAGAATCTGCCCCAGAACAAGATGCCCGATCTGGAACAGGCGCGTGCCATCGTCCGCGCCGGAGACTATGACGCGGTGCGTATGCTCTATGATTCCACCCCGGATGTGCTTTCTCAGCTGATCCGCACGGCTTTTGTGCCTCGTTCTGGACACACCTTTTTCGTCGCCGACTTCTCGGCCATCGAAGCTCGCGTGATTGCGTGGCTGGCCGGTGAGGACTGGCGGCAGCAGGTCTTTGCTGAAGGTAAGGATATCTACTGTGCCAGTGCCAGTCAGATGTTTGGTGTGCCGGTCGAGAAGCACGGCATCAATGGTCACCTGCGGCAAAAAGGAAAAATCGCTGAATTGGCGCTCGGTTACGGCGGCTCGGTTGGTGCCCTGAAAGCCATGGGCGCACTTGAAATGGGCTTGCAGGAGGAAGAACTGAAGCCGCTGGTGGACGCTTGGCGCACAGCAAACCCCATGATCGTCAAGCTCTGGTGGGCTGTTGACGACGCGGTTATGACGGTGATCCGCATGAAATCTTCCACCGAGACACACGGTATCAGATTCACATGCCAGTCCGGCATGCTGTTTATCACGCTTCCCTCCGGTCGGCAGCTGTCCTATGTGAAGCCGCGCATCGGCGAGAACCAATTTGGAAGTCCCGCCGCGACCTATATGGGCACAAACGCAGCCCGGCAATGGGATCGTCTGGAAAGCTATGGCCCGAAATTCGTGGAGAACATCGTGCAGGCGATCAGCCGCGACGTTCTGTGCTATGCCATGCAGACGCTGCGCTGCTGCTCCATTGTGGCACATGTCCACGACGAACTGATTATCGAGGTCGATCCCCGTATGTCGCTGGAAGCCGTGTGCGAGCAGATGGGCAGAACACCGCCGTGGACTCCGGGCTTGCAGCTTCGCGCCGACGGCTATGCCACCGATTTCTATAAAAAAGATTGACCTCCCGTGTCCACATTCGCCCTTTGCTTGTCCGAACAGGAAAGCGAAGGGCATTTTGCTCTATCACGCACAGGGAGGTTTCCTCAAATATGTTTTATGTCAAATCCCAGCTCGATGAGAGCACAACCTTGCTGACCGAGATCACCGATGAGAACGTGTTCACCCGTTGCCCCGACTGTGGGCAGGAGGTTTCCGTCGATTTGAACGACGTCATCGACGATGAAGGGCAGCTGGATCTGTTCGGCGTGGGCGTCTGCTGCGCGGAATGCAGCCGCAAGCGCTGGAACGCCGCCAGCAACAGACCCAGACGCAAAGGAGGCATGTGAAAATGAAGCAGCTGATTCCTGTGGATGAACACGGTATGTTTGCCGACTACAACGATACCGCACTGGTTGACAGCCGCTTTGTGGCAGACGCCTTTGAAAAGGGGCACAGAGAGGTTTTGCGCAGCATCGACCAGATTCTCTCTGATGATTCCGGCTACAGTGCCGAATTCAATCGGTGCAATTTTGCACCGATTAGCTACACCGATGTGCGCGGCAGAAAGCAGCGCTGTTATGCCATGACGCGAGACGGCTTCACCGCGCTGGTCATGGGCTTTACCGGCAAAAAGGCAGCCCGGTTCAAGGAGTTTTATATCAAGCGATTCAACGAAATGGAGCGATTCATCGGCGCACTGGTTTCGGCGCGTGAACAGTTCCCGAAGCTGACGGCGCAGATTCGTCTGCTCCACCCGGACGCGAAGCCCTACCACTACTCCAACGAATGCGACATGCTCAACCGCATCGTGATCGGAATGTCGGCAAAACAGTTCCGGGAAGCACACGGCTTGGAAAAGGGACAGAGCATCCGACCTTACCTCCGCGACGACCAGATTGCCATGCTTGACCTTTTACAAACCGTCGACATCGGTCTGCTTCTGGCCGTCCCGGATTATCAGCAGCGCAAGCGCCAGCTGGAATGGTACGCCATGACAAATGCAGGTAAGTTTGGCACGACGCGTGCGTCCGTGGCGTCCCTGACGGAAGGCGGAGTTGACGAATGAAATTCAGCAAATACAACAAGGAAGGCTATTACGACCCGACCGCGTATGAAGCCTTCACAAACATCGAAGCGGAGCGGCGTGCGGCACAGCCGTCGTCCTCCGCAATGAAGGCATATCGCCCCATTGTGTTCATCTGCAGTCCTTACGCGGATGACCCGCTGAATAACGAGCGCCGGGCGATTCGGTATTGCCGGTTTGCTGTGCGTCAGGGCTATATCCCTATCGCGCCGCACATCTACTTCACCCGATTTTTGGACGACCGCAATCCGGCAGAACGGGCGCTCGGCCTGTTCATGGGACACGTCATGCTGACCAAGTGTGTCGAGCTCTGGGTTTTCGGTAACCGTGTCACACCCGGCATGGAACGCGAAATCGCCAAGGCCGGAGAACGCACTATGCCAATTCGTTACTTCGATGAAGATATGAGGGAGGTTACGAGCAAGTGATTACGATCTACTCCTCGGATTCTACAGGCATCCGGGGCAACTGTTTATATCCATACCGGCACGAGGTCACGGATGCTGCCGGTATGCGGGAAGCGGTCAGGCACGACTATGTATGCGCCGAGTATAAGAACAGCTACCGCAGCGGCGGCAACTTCATCACGAGCAACTGTCTCGGCATGGACTGCGATAACGACCATACCGACCATGCACACGAATGGATCACCCCGGACGACGTGCGCCGCAACTTCCCGGATGTGCCGCTGGCGATTCACTTCAGTCGCCATCATATGAAGCCCAAGGATCAGAAATCCGCAAGGCCGCGATTCCATTGCATGTTCGCCATTGAGCCGACCACGGATGTGAAAGCCTACGCCAATATGAAGGCTCGGCTCAACGCGCTGTTCCCGTACTTCGACGCGCAGGCGCTGGACGGGGCACGCTTCTTCTTCGGCACGGACGACCCGGAGGTCGATTTCTTTCTCGGCACCATCACGCTGAACGAGTGCCTTGAGCGCTACTACCCCGAAGAGGACAGCTTTGCCAATCTGCCGGACGGCATACCCCAAGGCCGCGCCGTGATTCAGGAAGGCAGCCGCAACCAGACGATGTCTGTGTTCGCGGGCAAGATTCTCAAGCGCTACGGTGATAGCGATCAGACCCACGACCTGTTCCTTCAGGAAGCCGCCAAGTGTGACCCGCCGCTGCCGGACGAGGAACTGGCGACGATCTGGCGCAGCGCCCGCAGCTTTTATCAGCGGATCAGAAGCCAGCCGGATTATGTCCCGCCGGAGAAATACAACGCCGATGCCCCGGACGATTTCGCCTTCCGGCCTGCGGACGATACGGACGTGGGTGAAGCCCGTATGCTGGCTGATGTGTTCTATGAGCGCCTGCGTTATTCCAGAGCCACCGATTATCTGTGCTATGACGGCATCTGTTGGAATGAGGACATTCCCGGAGCTCACCGCATCGTGCATGAACTGACCGACCTCCAGCTGGCTGAAGCTGAAGAAGCCATGAAAGCCGCGTGGAAAGTGCTTCTGGATAACGGCAGCGCGGAGCTGGTCGAAACGCTGTCTCCCAAGAAGGCGCTGGCCGCCATGAGCGAGGATCAGCAGAAGGCTTTCGCATGGTACAACGTGACGAAGCGCTATTATCAGCTCGCCATGTCCTACCGGGCATCCAAGAATATCCGGTATGTGCTGAACGAGGCTCCGGCGCTGCTGCTGATCTCCCCGCAGGATCTGGACGCAGATCCGTTCGCACTCAATACCCCGGCAGGCACACTTGACCTGCGGCGCGGCCTTACTTCCATGCGGGAGCATTGCCCGGAAGACTTTGTTACCAAGGTCACGGCGGTCGCTCCCGGCGACGAAGGCACAGAGCTCTGGCAGGACGCGCTGAACACGATCTTCTGCAAGAACCCGGAACTGATCGACTATGTTCAGCTGATCGCTGGTATGGCACTGGTCGGCAAGGTGTTCTCCGAAACCCTGATCATTGCGTATGGCGATGGGCGCAACGGCAAAAGCACATTCTGGAACGTGCTGGCTCGTGTGCTGGGAAGCTACGGCGGGAAGATTTCTGCGGATGCGCTGACGGTCGGCTGCAAGCGTAACGTCAAGCCGGAAATAGCCGAAGCCAAAGGCAAGCGCATGCTGATCGCGTCAGAGCTTGAGGAAGGTATGCGCCTGAACACATCCATTGTCAAACAGCTGTGTTCCACTGACCCCATCGAAGCCGAGAAAAAGTACAAAGACCCGTTCCACTTTGAACCCAGCCACACCCTGATTCTGTACACCAACCACCTGCCGCGTGTGGGCGCTATCGACGACGGCACATGGCGGCGTCTGATCGTGATTCCCTTTGCCGCCAAGATCGAGGGCAAAAGCGACATCAAGAACTATGCCGATTACCTGTTCACCAACGCCGGAGGCGCGATTCTGAAATGGATGATCGAGGGCGCTGTGCGTGTGATCGAGGCTGAATTCAGAATCGACCTGCCGGTATGTGTGCAGGAAGCCATCAAGGCATATCGCGGGGAAAACGACTGGCTGGAGCATTTTCTGACGGATCGCTGCGATATTGGGAAAGAACTGAACGAACAGTCGGGGGCGCTTTATACGGCATACCGTCAGTATTGCGCGGAGTGCGGCGAGTATACCCGTTCCACGACCGATTTCTACACGGCGCTGGAGAACGAGGGCTTTACGCGGCATCGAACGCGCAAAGGCAGTGTAGTTCGTGGGCTTATGCTGCGCACCGATGACTTTCTGGACTGACACCTATAAATAAGTAGTGTGACGGTCGTTACACTCTCTGCGGGAAGTTCCATATAGGGAAAAACACAGTGAAATTTACCTACAAGGAAGTTTTGGAAGAGACCGTCACCGACCGTCACACATATGGAGGAACCATGAAAATGCGAGAACGAGATATAGAAAAACGGCTGGTCGCCGCCGTCCAGAAACGCCACGGACTGTGTCCCAAGTGGGTCAGTCCCGGCCTTGACGGTGTGCCAGACCGCATCATCCTGATGCCCGGCGGGCACGTGGCCTTCGCGGAACTGAAAGCCCCCGGCAAAAAGCCCCGCCCGCTTCAACTGACGCGCAAGGCACAGCTGGAACGGCTCGGCTTCCGAGTGTTCATCATCGACAATACAGAACAGATTGGAGGGACGCTGGATGAAGTATCAGCCCCATGACTATCAGAAATACGCCACACAATTTATTATCGACCACCCGACGGCAGCTGTGTTCCTTCAAATGGGTCTCGGCAAAAGTGTGATTACCCTGACCGCCATTCAGGAGCTGGCGCTGGAGCGCTTTGAGATCAGCCGTGTGCTGGTGATTGCGCCCCTGCGTGTGGCGCGGGACACATGGCCGGACGAGATTCAGAAGTGGGATCACCTGCACGGCCTGACATACTCCGTCGCCGTAGGCACAGAAGCCGAGCGCCGAGCCGCCCTCCGGCAGAACACCCTGATCCACATTATCAACCGGGAAAACGTGCAGTGGCTGGTGGAACAGAGCGGACTGCCCTTCGATTACGACATGATCGTGGTAGACGAGCTGTCCTCATTCAAGAGCTATCAGGCAAAACGCTTCCGGGCACTGATGAAGGTGCGTCCCAAGGTACAGCGGATCGTCGGCCTGACCGGCACACCCAGCAGCAACGGTCTGATGGACTTGTGGGCAGAGTTCCGGCTGCTGGATATGGGCAAGCGGCTGGGGCGATTCATTACCAAGTACCGCGAGGTGTTCTTCCTTCCGGATCGCCGCAACGCACAGCAGGTGTTCTCGTGGAAGCCCCGCCCCGGCGCAGAGGACGAGATTTACGGACTGATCGGCGACATCACGATCTCCATGAAAAGCGTGGACTTCCTGAAAATGCCGGAGTGCATTTCAAACCGTGTACCTGTCCGACTGTCCCGATCCGAGCGTGAAACCTACGACGAACTGAAGCGTGAACTGGTCACCTCCCTGCGCGGGGAACAGATTGACGCGGTCAACGCCGCGTCCCTGTCAAACAAGCTGTGCCAGATGGCGAACGGCGGCATCTATGATTCCGAGCACCGGGCGCTGTTCTTCCACGAACGGAAGCTGGATGCCTTGGAGGACATCATCGAAGCCGCAAACGGACAGCCTGTGCTGGTGGCCTACTGGTTCAAGCACGACCTCGCCCGGATTCGGGAGCGCTTCGCCGTTCGGGAGATCAGGACGAGCGCGGACATCGCCGACTGGAACGCCGGGAAGATTCCTGTAGCCTGCATCCACCCGGCTTCTGCCGGGCACGGGCTCAATTTGCAGGCCGGTGGCAGCACACTGGTGTGGTTCGGGCTGACATGGTCTTTGGAACTTTACCAGCAGACCAACGCCCGCCTGTGGCGGCAAGGCCAGCAGGCCGATACCGTTGTGATCCACCACATTGTGTGCGAGGGCACGATTGACGAACAGATCCTCACCGCGCTGGAGCGGAAGGACATGACACAGACGGCACTGATGAATGCCGTGAAAGCACAACTGGAGGTGAAATAATATGACTGCAAAAGAATATCTCGGACAGGCGTACCGGCTGGATCAGCGGATCGACGCCAAGCTGGAACAGGTGGCCAACCTGCGGGCGCTGGCTACCAAGGCCACCGCAACGATTACTGATATGCCCCGGAGCTCTTCGCCGAATCTTCAGCACATGGAGGGCACGATTGTGAAGATCGTTGATCTGGAGCAGGAGATCAACGAGGATATCGACCGACTGGTGGATTTGAAAAAGGAGATCACCAGCGCGATCAAAGCTGTGTCTGTGCCGGAGTATCAGGTCGTGCTGGAACTGCGGTATCTGTGCTATAAGCGCTGGGAGGAGATCGCGGTGTCCATGAACTACACCACGGCAAATGTGTTCCTGCTTCACGGGAAGGCGCTGCGGGAAATTCATGTGCCCGCGTGAACTCTATAGTGTTTTTGATAGATATAGAGTAAGCACCTGTGCTATACTGTAAACTGTCGAAACACAATCAAAAGAGCCACGCACGGGCACACAAGCACCGGCGTGGCTTTTCTATTGGAGGGCTTATGTCGAAAGAAGAACTCCTGCGGCATTTGAAAGCGTATCGGCGCTTGCTGCCCCGGCAGGTTATTCTGACCCTGCGCGGTCAGGCGCTTTCCGGGGACATAGACGGCGCGATTCGCGGGCTGGCACATGTTCTCAAAAATAAATCACGATGTGTGCCGCCATGCGGTTGACTTTCTGGGGCATGAGAGCGTTAATGTCGTCACGCTGAACGCGACAAAAAACGAGGAGGTAAACCCCATGAGAGTAGAAACCACCACGAGCAACCGAAAGGAAATGGCGCACGCGCTGGCCGAGCATCTCGGAACCGAGTGCCGGTATATGGGCGTTCCGACGCACGCTTACCGTGTAGGCAACCTGAACGTCGAGCGCGACGGCGCGATCACCGGCGAGCATCCTGACCTGCTGGAGGTTTCCGGCTGGCTGATGGAGCACGGCTACATTTCAGAGCCGATCTCGCCGATGGAACAGCCCGCCGAAAAGACGGCGACCGATTCCGAAGCGCCCGCCGAGGAGCCCGTAACGCACACCTGCCTTTCCCTTCAGCTTTCCGGCTTCACGCCTCTTGGCCTGAAGAACCTGATTCGGATGCTGTACGCAAGGCAACACCTGATTTGCGAGATGACCCGGAGCACAGACATCGTCATAGAGCCGGAAGTCATCACCACCCTTCAGAGCGACGCCCTGACCGAAATGCCGATTCTGGAGCGTGTACTGCGCGAGAGCATCGACCACGGCTTCATCAAAGGCATCGATTTGGAAGACGGGCGCATCGGTTTGGTTTTCCCGCACGACGAGAACGACCCCACCCGCTGGCAGCATTACGCCAAGCTCCTGACGGCCATCGTCGATAAGGCCAAGGCCGCCACTCGCGTGAACACCAACCTCATCGAGCCGGAAGACGACGCGATGAAATACTTCTGCCGGGGCTTCCTCCTCCAGCTGGGGCTGGGCGGCCCGGAATACAAGGAACTGCGGAGTGTCCTTCTCGACCACCTGCACGGCTTCGCCGCCTTCCGCACGACCGAGAAGATGGATGCGCACAAGCAGAAATACGCGGAGCTGCGCAGGCAATTCCGCGAAGAGGCACAGGCCGATTCAGGAGCCGCCGAAGCCGAACAGAACAAGGAGGATGCCGAATGAGAACGATTCAGGAGCGTATGGCAGAAATCAAAGCAGCACAGGAAGCGGGAACCTATGCCCGCTGCCCGCGCTGCGGCGAGAACACGATGAAGCTGGGCGACCGGCTGGCAACCAATGCGCTGAGCCGCAGCTACGACATTATGATCTGCGACCTTTGCGGCACAGACGAAGCGAAGATGGCCTTCATGGGAGCACCCAAGCCGCTGGCACATTGGGCTTGCCTTCAGCCACAGCGCCAGAAGGATTTCAAAGCCCTGCCCGCCGAGCAGGCGATTCAAAAGCTCGAAGCGGACGCACAGCTTGAATACCTGATGAAACTGTACAGGCTGTGGCTGCAGTACCCGGTCAATACGGATTGGGAAGCATGGCGCTTGGATGCCTACGAACACTGTCCGGGGCTGACCACTCTATGGTATGAGCCCTTCGAGGCAAGGTACGATGTGGCAGACGGAGCTTTGGTAATCCGCTTCCGGGTCAAGGACAACGCGCCACAGTACGCCATCGACATACTGAAAAAGTAATAGGCAACCGCCGATTTGAAAGCCGTCCAGCCGGGCGGCTTTTCCTTTGCCCACACGGGCGCACGTTACCGCCTGTCGCCGCGAGTACCCCGGTGGTCGGGTATTTGCCCGCCCCAAAGCCTGCGGCGCGACACGGGGCAAAACGTGGCGGCCTGTCGCGCAGGCCCCGAAGACGAGAAAAGCCGCCCTCGATTTGAGAGCGGCTTCCGGCGTCTTTGCCGGGCGCTTACATCCGGTGGTACATATTGCTGAAGAGCAGCCCCCGGTCGTTGATGAAGGAGCCGACCATAGCGATATAGCCGGAGGCGTCCAGTATCGCCATCTTCGATTGTATCAGGTTGCCAATCGCATTCAGGAGCTCGTCCCGATGCAGGTCGGAAGGCCGCAGGATGTACTGGCTTAAGTAGTCGGTGATGAAAATGGCTGTGTCGCTGTACTCCTTCTCGGTAGGGTCTGTGGTCAGCCGGATGATTCCGTTGTGTGCTATTCCGCAGCCGCAGATCACATCCAGCGCTTTCATGTCCTCGCGTTGATTTGAGAGCGGGAACGGGTGTGTCATTTCCGGGTTGACCCCGGCCTGTGTGCTGATACGGAAGTGGTAGACCACGCTGTCCGCTGCGGTGAAGTGTTCTTCCCGGATAGCATTCAGGAAATCGCCAAGGTTCATGAAGCCCTTGTGAATGACTACCTTGCCGTCCCGGGCGTACATATAGCCCGCGCCGTGGGGATTGCGGTAGAACATCCGCTTGATTTCGGAGAGGCTGGGTTGACGGGTTCCTTTGGGTGATGCGCAGATTACGCACATGGTTGTGTTCCTCCTTCTTGATTTCGGAGCGTGTGCCCCGGCGGCTTCCCGCGACCCCTTTCGGGGTTTCGGTCGGTAGCCAGCCGACCATCGTCAGGCGAGGAAGGTCATCTGTGCCAGCGGGTATTCCTGTTTCTCCTCCCAGTTGTGTTCTACCAGCTCAATCCGGCTGTAGATTTCAAAGCTGTCCGGCTCTGCAAAGCAGCGGAATGCCTCCCAAGCGGCTGCCGCTGTGGTGTGCTCCTGTTCCTCGATTTCGGAGCTGTCGTAGTGCGTGAATCGAAGGATGAATGTGCTTTCAGGCATGGTGAGTTCCTTTCTGCGGTCTGTGCCGCGTCGATTTGGTAGCTGTGCTTTAGCGCTCCTGCTTGACGGTAATCTGGAAGACCGAGCCGTCGGGGGTGCGGATTACGAAGCCCTCGTCGTAGGTCAGGTAACCGCCGTCGCGGAAGGTTTCGGTGTGGCTGCCGTCCAGCAGTGTGTCTTCAATGGACTCGCCGTAGAGCAGAGCCCGCAGGCAATCGACGACCTCGGTTTCGGTGATGCGTTCTTCGTTTTCGTACATGGTGTGTCTCCTTCCGGGCTGTGCGCCCTGTTGATTTAGGAGCTATGGCTCCCGCGACCGGGTTGCCCCGGTTTCGACCTGTGCCGGAGGTCATCGTCAGGCGGGGTTGCGCTGTGCCTTGAGGAAGCGGCGGTACTCGATTTCAATCCTCTCGGTAACCCGGCGCTCCTGTTCTTCTTCGCCTGCCTCGTTGAGCTCTCTGTGCCAGTAGCCGTATTTGGAAGTGTGCCGGGTGAGCTCCCAGCGGCTCCGCGCCCAGCCGGGCAGGTCGCCGTCGTTGAAGTAGCGGTAATAGCTGTGCATGCTTCTGTAGGTAGCCTGCGTGTATTCAAAACCTGCGGCTTCCATTTCGTCGTAGTGTGCCTGCGCGGCTCCCGTCCGGTTCCAGTACCTGTTTTCCATGGTGTGTCCTCCTTGGCGGCTGTGCCGCGTTGATTTAGGAGCTGTGCTCCTGCGGGCTTCCCGCGACTGGCGGTGTGCCAGTTTCGCCCGGTAGCCATCCGGGTCTCGTCAGGCGGGTGTGCCCCGTTGCCGGGGCGGCAGGTTACGCCACCTGCCGCCAAGCGCTGTTCCCCGGCAGGAGCTTTATGAGTACTTCGCGGGCGGTTTTGTAGTCGTCCCCGATGAAGCCCAGCTTCAGGAGCCAGCATCGGAAGGCGTATTTCGGGTTATCGGTTACCGGGCGGGTCGGGCTGGCGGCCTTGCTGGTCAGCGCCTGTGCGCTGATGGCGAGGCAAAGCTGGATGTAGGCCAGTATCTTGTCCGGGTCGAGTGTGCCGTTGAAGGCGCGGAACTCTATGGTGTGCGCCGGGCGCTCCGTACTGAAGGCGGCGTGGAGGTTGAGCAGGTGGTAGCGGCTGGAGTCGTAGTGTGTCCGGGCGCACTCCCGCCAGTCGCGGCTGCTGCCGCCGCTGTACTTGTACCAAAGCTGTGCCATTTTCTCGAAGGAGTCCGGCTTGGCGCGGTTCAGCGCGGCGAGGAATTCCGGGGCTACCGGGGCGCACCAGCGTTCCCGGCGGTACGGGGCGATGCCCAGCGCCTGTGTCAGCAGGTCTTCCTTGGCGTTTACGATATTCACCAGCCGCCGCAGGCTCGCCGGGGTGTGTTCCCCGAGGCCGATATGTACGTGGATACCGCAGGAGCTGTCCGCTTTCGCGCCCGCCGCCCGGATGGCCTTGGCGACCGCGAGTACCATGGGCAGGTCGTCCCAGCGGCACACCGGGCTTACGACCTCCGCGCTGGGGTCGGTTACCGAACCGTCCCGTTCTACTACCCACTTACGCCCGTCCGGCATGGGTACGTGCCAGTCGCCGAGGTGTGCGCCAACGTAGCGGGCGGTCGTGCCGAAGTACCGGGCGATGGCCTTGGCGGTCGCTTCGCGCCCAATACCCGTGGTTTCGAGCTCTATACCGAAAGTCTGGTTACGCATGGGGTGTTCCTCCTTGCCCGGCGGCTTTTCCCGCCCGCGGCTACCGGGTTTTCCCCCGGCGCGACCATTCATCACTCTGACCGCCGGAAAAAGCAAGTCCCCAAAAGCACAAGTTTTTCCGGGGGTTTTTGTCTAATGAGTATCCCCGTAGCCCCGCCCGGACGCCCCGCTTCTATATAAGCGCGCAATATGCGCGAAGCGGTATTCCGGCACAAAAACCCGCGCCCCGAAAAAAATATTTTTTTGCGCCGCGCCGCCGGGTAGCCGCGCCGGGGGAACGCACACAGAGATCTGGCGCGGCGAGAACCCGTCACAAGCCGCCGGAAAACAGTGATCTTCGCCGGTGGTGCAGCTGCCGGGTAGCCGCCCCGCCGGGGGGTAGGCTGTGCCGCCGCGCCGCCCGCCGGGGTAGCCGCGCCCCGGTATACGCCCCGCCCCGGCACAGGTAGCCACCCGCGCCGCCGGTAGCGCCCCGCGCCCGGTAGCCGCCCGGAAATACGCCGCGTTTGCCCCGGAAAGCGGCCTGTTTGCCCCGGTAGCCCGCCGCCCCGGTATTCGCCCGCGCCCGGTAGCCGCGCCCAACGTGCGCCCCGTAGCCGCCGCGTTTGGGGTAGCCGCCCGCCGCGCCCGCGCCGCCCCGTCGTAGGTAGCCCCACGACCCGTAGCCCGCGCCCGCCGCCGGGTAGACCCCAGCCGTAACACAGCCCGCCCCGCCAGCTGTGCCGCCGCGCCCCCCGCCGGGGGTGTGCCGGGGGTAGGGGTATTCCAACCTCTGGGTGTGCCCGCTGGAGACCGCCGCCCCCTCACGTGTGAAATTTCGCAAAATTCAGGGCTTTTTTCCGGCTTATCTGAAATTGCGGGCAGGCGGCTATATAAATGTAGAAATTCCTCTGCTCCAAAATAAAAAAAGTCCCTTGTAAGGGCTTGAAGTTATAATTCCCAGAAAGGAGACCTGTATGGCGAAAATACAAACCGGCATGGACATCCGCGTCATTTCCGTATCACAGATGAAGCCCGCCAAATACAATCCGCGCAAGGACCTGAAGCCGGGCGATCCGGCCTATGAAAAGATCAAGCGCAGTCTGACGGACTTCGGGTATGTTGACCCGATTATCTGGAACGAGGTCACAGGCAACATCGTGGGCGGGCATCAGCGATACAAGGTGCTGACCGCTGAAGGCGCAACTGAGCTTCAATGCGTGGTCGTTCATATCGAAAAGGAAGCGGACGAAAAGGCGCTGAACATCGTGCTCAACAAAGCCACCGGCGAATGGGAGCCTGTTGCGCTGGCAGATCTTCTGCAGGGGTTGCAGACCAGCGGCTATGACATGGACAGCACAGGCTTCGACGCTACAGAGATCGATGACCTGTTCAGCAAGGTCTTTGATAAGAATGTCAAGGACGATGATCCCGGCATAGACCCGGATGCGTTGAACCCGTTTGTGCAGTCGGGTGATGTGTGGACGCTGGGCAGACATCGGCTGGTGTGCGGCGACGCGACCAGTGAGGATGACCTGAACCTGCTCATGGGCGATGTTAAAGCCAACCTCCTGCTGACCGACCCGCCGTACAACTGTGATTATGTGGGCAAGACCAAGGACGCGCTGAAAATCCAGAACGACAAGATGGAGGACGCGGCGTTCTATCAGTTCATATTGGACGCCTTCAACAACGTCGTTCCGCATCTGGCGCAAGGGGCTTCGGCCTACATCTTCCACGCGGATACCGAGGGGCTGACGTTCCGGCGTGCGTTCAAGGAGGCTGGCTTCCATATATCCGGCGTGTGCATCTGGGTAAAAAACACCATGGTGCTGGGCAGAAGCCCCTATCAGTGGCAGCACGAGCCTATCCTTTACGGCTGGCTGCCCAACGGAAATCACAAGTGGTACGCGGATCGGAAGCAGACTACGCTGTGGAACTTTGACCGGCCTACCCAGAGCCGTCTGCACCCCACAATGAAGCCCATACCGCTGCTGGCCTACCCCATCAAAAACAGCTCCGCGCCCAATGCCGTGGTGTTGGATACATTCGGCGGTTCAGGCTCTACGCTCATTGCCTGCGAAGAAACCGACCGCATCTGTTACACCACAGAGCTCGACCCTAAGTATGCGTCGGTCATTGTGGAACGGTTCAAACTGCATCAGGACGGAGATACATCCCGGATTAAATGCCAGCGCGGCGGAAAAGAAATCACATACGAGGATGCTTTCAAAGAAGCCAATCCGGATAAATGACGCGGAGGTGAATGCACACGGTGCGAATACTGGAGGTGATGCCCCATGGCAAAGCGTGGACGGAAGCCCAAGCCTACCGCGCTGAAAAAGCTGGAAGGCAACCCCGGAAAGCGCCCGCTGAACGATCTGGAGCCGCTCCCACAGGTAACCATGCTTCGCTGCCCCAACTGGCTGGAAACGGAAGCCAAAAAGGAATGGCGGCGGCTGGCACCCGTGCTGATCAGCGCGGGCATACTGACCAGCGCCGACGCAGTGCCCTTCGCCGGGTACTGTCAGGCTTACGCAAGGTGGCGTGAAGCGGAAGAGCAGGTTTCCCGTCTCGGCATGGTCTACAAGGAAAAGGACACCGAACGCGTTCGACCCAATCCTTACATCGCAATCGCCCGAGCAGCCTTTGCCGAGGTAAAATCGCTGGCTGCCGAGTTTGGGTTAACCCCGGCCAATCGCACGGCGATCATCGCCAACGCACTCACCGCTGAAAAGAGCAAGCGGGAGCTCGATCCCATGGAGCAGATACTGACGTCCACCAGCTTGGACGATGTAATCGTTGTCGGAGAGGAGGAATTGGATGACGAAGAAAGCAGCGAAAGCTGATAAGTTCCAGTATAAGCCGACGCCCTTCATGCTGCCAACTTCTCATTACGATAAAGTCCGCGCCGACCGGGCGGTGATGTTCATTCAGGCTCTCAAGCACACAAAGGGCATCTGGGCTGGAAAGCCGTTTATACTGTTCCATTGGCAGGAACAGATCATCCGCGACCTGTTCGGCATCATCAAGAAGAACGGCTTCCGGCAGTTCAATACGGCCTACATTGAAATAGGGAAGAAAAATGGAAAATCCGAGCTGGCTGCCGCTGTGGCGCTGTACCTGCTCTGTGCCGACAATGAGGAAGGCGCAGAAATCTACGGCTGCGCCAACGACCGTGCCCAGGCGTCCATCGTGTTTGACGTGGCGCGGGACATGGTGCTGCAATCGCCCCTGCTGATGGAGCGCATCAAGATCATCGAAAGTACAAAACGGCTGGTATATATGCCCACGAGAAGCATCTATCAGGCGCTATCCTCAGATGTAGCCAGTAAATACGGCTACAATGTCCACGGCTGCATATTCGACGAGCTGCTGGGGCAGCCCAACAGAAAGCTGTTCGACGTCATGACGAAGGGCTCCGGTGCGGCACGAAAGCAACCGCTCAACTTTGTCATCACCACCGCCGGTACGGACAGAACCAGCATCTGCTACGAGCAGCACGCCAAGGCCGCCGATATATTGGCAAGCCGAAAGCATGACAGCACCTTCTATCCTGTGCTCTATTCCGCGCCGGATGATGCGGACTGGACAGACCCGAAGGTCTGGGCGATGGCCAATCCGTCCATGGGACTTACGGTTGACCTTGAATATTATCGGCAGCGCTGCGAATCCGCAAAGGAGAATCCTGCCGAGGAAATCCAGTTTCGGCAGTTCCATCTGTGCCAATGGACAAACACAGCGGTGCGCTGGATGCCCATGAACAAGTGGGATGACTGCGAGGACGCTTACACCATGGATGACCTGATGGGTCGCTCCTGCTACGGCGGTCTGGACTTATCCTCTACCAGCGACCTGACGGCGCTGGTGCTGGTCTTTCCTCCGACGGCAGAGGATGCGTATTACCGGGTGCTTCCGTTCTTCTGGCTGCCGGAAGAAACCATACCGCTGCGTGTCCGGCGCGATCATGTGCCGTATGACGTGTGGCAGCGGCAGGGCATTATCCAGACGACAGAGGGCGATGTTGTGCACTATGGGTTTATTGAGCAATTCATCGTGAACCTCGGGAAGATGTTCGATATACGCGAGATCGCCGTGGACAGATGGAACGCCAGCATGATGGTACAGGCGCTGCAGGACGACGGCTTTACCATGGTGCGGTTCGGGCAGGGCTTTCGCGATATGAGCAATCCGACCAAAGACCTGATGCGGTTGGTGCTGGACGGTTCTCTTAAACACAATGGGCATCCCATCCTGCGCTGGTGCATGGATAACGTATATGTGCGCACTGATCCTGCCGGGAACATCAAGCCGGATAAAGAGAAATCAACCGAGAAGATTGACGGCGTGGTTGCTCTGGTCATGGCGCTTGACCGGGTGCAATGCCATCTGAACGATGGCAGCGTATACGATGAGCGCGGGTTAATGACCTTAGATTGGTGAGGTGATAAGAAGTGCCCAAAGCAGCAAAACGCCCTTGTCGCTATCCGGGATGTCCGAACCTGTGCGACAAAGGCGTTTATTGCGAGAAACATATGCAGTTTTCTGTAGACCGAATGCGAGGAGGAGCGGCAGAGCGCGGGTATGATGGGCGTTGGCGCAAGGCTCGAGCAGCATTTCTGCGGCGCAATCCGCTCTGTGTGGAGTGCATGCGGAAGGGTGTGCTGACTCCGGCAACGGTTGTGGATCACATTATACCGCACCGTGGGGACAAGGAGTTGTTCTGGAATGAAGAAAACTGGCAGCCCTTGTGCAAGAGCTGCCATGATAGGAAGACGGGAAGCGGCTTATAAAAGTGGATCCTTCTTGGCATCTTGAAGTATCGTATTGATATCTACATCGACAAGCTCAGCTTGATTCTTCACGCGTAGGCATTGATGTAGAATCTTTACCTTGCGAGATCGACGTTCGACATTTGACTCCTGCTGAATGGACTTTGCAACTCGCATTTCAGGCGGTGTCAAGCTATGATAGAAAAGCTTGGATGCTGCTTTTTCATTGTCTGAAGTAGCACTAACAGCAGAACTAATCCGCAGTAGCTGCTTATAGGAGAGAGCCTCTACCTCTTCCCTATATACATCATCTGGAAACTTATATTTTTTTTGCAGCATTTTCACTGTGGGTTGTTTGAAACGAGTTTTACTGCTTTTAGTCATTAAACATCACCTCTTCTAAACGGTTGGTACTCATTCATAATATGCTCCAAATTGATGAGATCAAACGCACCACGGGGAACATCGTTGCAAAGAATCTCAGATGAAGTACTGGAAGCCTTTTTGTCCGCCGTCAGTTCTTTTTCATACTCTTTTATGCGCCCCCATGTAGTCACAAGGACAACAGGCATACACCAATTCCTTAATTGATTTTCTTCACGAGACGCTTCTATGAGTTTGCGAATTTTCAGAGATGTATCATTTGTTATACAGCCCTCTTTAAGCTTTGCCTGTACTCCATATTCCAGACCGTCTCTAATCTTGCACATAAATTCATCGTGTGTATCTTTTGTTGCCACTGTTTTAAGCATCATTTGGCAGCGACAAAGAGGGTCGGATGTTTTAGGTTGATCCGGATCATTGAAAGAAGTAGCAAACCAAAGATAATGCCTGTTACCATAAAACGTCTTGGCGATATAGAGACCAATATATGTGTTTGTCGAGAAGAGAACCTGTAAATCATTCATGGACTGCTCCTCCGTAGGTGCTTGTTATAAAGAGGATCCTCGCTTATATTTTATCACAAATACACTGATTTTCATAGGAGGTTCACCATGAAAAATCCATTTTCCAGCCTGTTTCGCGCACGCGACAAGCCTCGTGACGTAGTTTCCCCCGCCGAGGTCTTCTACTTCGGCTCGTCCGCATCGGGCAAGACGGTCAACCCGCGCAATGCCATGCAGGTCAGTACGGTTTACGCCTGTGTGCGCGTGATCGCGGAAACCATCGCGTCACTGCCGATTTCCGTGTACGAAGACACGGGCGTTGGCAGCCGAAAGGCGGTCGAGCATCCGTTACAGCGGCTTCTGCATGACGAGCCGAACACAGAGATGACCAGCTTTATCTGGCGGGAAACCATGCTCTCGCATCTCTTGCTCTGGGGAAATAGCTACAGTCAGATCGTCCGCAGCGGGAAAACCAACATCCTGAGCCTGTACCCGCTTCTGCCGGATCGCATGGAGGTTGACCGGGACAGTAAGGGAAATCTGACCTATACCTACACCACCACGGAGGGAAATCAGGTCAGCCTGAAGCCCTCGGATGTGCTGCACATTCCCGGTCTTGGCTTTGACGGCGTGGTTGGCTACAGCCCCATCGCGCTGGAGAAAAACGCCATTGGCCTTGGGATTGCCGCAGAGGAATACGGCTCGACCTTCTTCAAGAACGGCGCACGTCCCAGCGGTATCCTGACGCACCCCAACACGGTGAAAGACCCCAAGCGCCTGCGCGAAAGCTGGAACGCGGCTTACGGCGGATCAACCAACGGAAATAAGGTCGCCATTTTGGAAGAGGGAATGTCGTTCGCACCCGTCAGCATTCCCAACAATGAAGCGCAGTTTCTTGAGACGCGGAAGTTTCAGGTGGAGGAAATCTGTCGGATATTCCGTGTGCCGCCGCACCTGATCGGCGATCTGAGCCGCAGTACCTTTTCCAACATCGAACATCAGTCCATTGACTTTGCCACCCACACCATACGCCCATGGCTCGTCCGCATCGAACAGGCCATCAACCGCGCTCTTTTTTCCGAATCGGAAAAGGGGCGCTTTTATGTGCAGTTCAATATCGATGGCCTGATGCGCGGCGACTACAAGAGCCGCATGGAGGGCTATGCCATCGCCCGTCAAAACGGCTGGATGAGCGCCAACGACATCCGCGCACTGGAAAACATGAACCCGATTCCGGATGAGGAAGGCGGCAACACCTACCTGTGCAACGGCAATCTCGTGCCAGTCGGACTGGCGGGCATTACCATGCTGGCGTCTGCCATGACGACTGTAAGCGAGCAACCCGAAGAGGCAAGTCCGCCGGAAGAACCGCAGCCGGAACCACAGAAATCCAATAAACGATCAAGGAGGAATGCTCATTGAGAGAATTGAGCCTGAACGGCTACATCGACGATGAAAGCTGGTTCGGAGACGAAATCACCCCGGAAGCCCTGCACGATCTGCTGTACGGCACAAAGGATACGCTCCCTGAGGACGTGCACATTCGCCTGAACAGCTACGGCGGCTCCTGCAATGCTGCCGTCCGCATGTTTGACGACATTCGCGCCTATCCCGGAAATGTGAAAATCACAATTTCCGGCACAGCGGCTTCTGCCGCAACCGTGCTCGCTATGGCCGCTGACCGACTGGAGATGACGCCCGGCTCCCTGTTCATGATCCACGACCCCAGCATGATGGCGTATGGCAACGAGCGCGATCTGGACGAGACGAAGGCCGTGCTCCATGCCTGCAAGGAAAGCATACTTAACATGTATGGCATACGCATCCGCGTTTCCCGCGAGGACGCCGCCGACATGATGACCGCTACTGCATGGATGGACGCCAATGAAGCGTTCAACAAGGGCTTCGTGGATGGCATTACAGAAGCTCCGGACAAGCTGCCCACGGACAGTGCGGAGCGAAAAGTCTCCATAGACACAGCAAAGGCAGGCGTGCAGGCATGGCTTAACAGAAAGGCCAGGCCTTTTTATATGGAACAGAAGCCGGATGGGCTGCGCAATTCCACACAGGCGGATGCACCGAAAGTTGAGCCTTCCACCGAGTCAAATGACAATGACGCTGTTCTCGAAAACCGTGTTCCCATTCAACAGACGGATACCCGTCTGGAACATCTTCGATATTAAGAGGAGGAAACCACTATGAATCAGATTCTTGCCATGCGCGAGAAGCGCGCTTCCCTGTGGGATGCCGCCAAGAAGTACCGCGACGCCCATATTGCCAATGATGGCACCATGACTGCCGAGGACGCGGCAGTGTACGACCGCATGGTCGATGACGTTGACCGCATGAAGAAGGAAATTGACCGGCTGGAGCGTCAGGAGTCCATCGAAAACGAGATGAACCAGCCCACCAGCAAGCCCATCCTCAACCGTCCCGGCGCGGACAATTGCGAGGACGAAAAGACCGGTCGCGCCACGGACAGCTACAGGAATGCATTTTGGAAGGTGCTTCGCGCCAAGTCCATCCCGCACGAGGTATACGATGCCCTGCAGATTGGCTCCGACAGTGAGGGCGGCTATCTCGTCCCTGACGAATTCGACCGTCACCTTGTGCAGGCGCTGGATGATGAGAACATCTTCCGCAGAATGGCACACGTCATTCAGACCGCGTCCGGCGACCGCAAGATTCCCGTGGTCGCGTCTCACGGCACGGCGAGCTGGATTGATGAGGAAGCGGCTTACCCGGAGAGCGACGACGCCTTCGGTCAGGTGTCCATCAGCGCCTATAAGCTGGCCACCATGATCAAGATCAGCGAGGAGCTGCTGAACGATTCCGTATTCGACATGCCCAGCTACATTGCTAAGGAGTTTGCCCGCCGCATCGGCGCTGCTGAAGAGGAAGCTTTCTTCACGGGCAATGGAACGGGCAAGCCGCTGGGACTGCTGGCCGCGACTGGCGGCGCACAGACTGGCGTGACGGCGGCTTCGGCCACTGCCGTTACCTTTGATGAGGTCATCGACCTGTTCTATTCCCTGCGCACGCCTTATCGCAAGAAGGCATCGTTCATTGTGAACGACGCCACCATGAAGAACCTGCGCAAGCTGAAGAACGGTCAGGGCGAATATCTGTGGCAGGCCAGCCTGACCGCCGGTACTCCCGACACGCTGCTGGGTCGTCCCGTGTACACCTCCGGCTTCATGCCCACCATCGCGGCAGGCGCGAAGACCATCGTATTCGGCGACTTCAGCTATTACTGGATCGCAGACCGTGAGGGGCGTTCCTTCAAGCGCCTGAACGAACTGTACGCCGCCACAGGTCAGGTTGGCTTCCTCGCTTCCGAGCGCGTGGACGGCAAGCTGATTCTGCCTGAAGCTGTGAAGGTTCTCGTTCAGAAGGCTTCCTGATGAGGTGACGCGATATGAACTGTAACACTCGAAACTTCCACGCTCACGGCGGCAGCGAATGGGTCATCGGTGGAAAGTTGACTTTCCTCGAAAGCGCCGAAGTCGAGGGACTATCCCGTCTGGTATCCGAAGCACTGACACCCGCTGAAAATGTGCCTGTCAGTGAAGCTACTACAGTCGCTTCGCTCAAGGAAACTGTCAACGCGCTGCTTGCCGCGCTGAAGGCGGCGGGCTTCATGAAAGCAGATCCGGAGCCTGCTGCTGACACTGGCGACAACAGCGGCGGTGGTTCGCAGTGATTCTGACCATTGACGAGGTGAAAGCACACCTGCGCATCGAGGATGACGAAGAGGATGAGTATATCCTCTCGCTCATCCTGCAGGCGCAGGCCACGGCGGAGAACTACTGCCGCGTGAAGTTTGATGAAGCTGTGGAAGAACCCGTTCGTCTGGCGGTGCTGCTTATGGTGTCGTACCTGTATGAGAACCGGGACACGCCCGACCGCACAATCTACGGCACCATGCGCATTGCCTTCGAGAACCTGCTCTACCCATACCGCGATCCAGACAAGATGTTTTGAACCAATTCGAATTCTTTGTTCAACAGGAGGTGATGCCCCTTGCGCGGCTATAAATCGTTTGACGGCACTCCGCACCCCGGCGATCTTCGGCATCGTGTGAAGATCGGCTATACAAAGAATGTCATCAACTCAAACGGCTATCCTGAGCCGACCGATGTGGTGGTATGCAGCGTCTGGGCGTCGGCCATCGACGCAGGCAACCAGCACTATCGAAGCGCTGACGTGATGAACACCGAGCAGGTGATCAACTTCACCATCCGCTATCGCTCCGACGTCAAGCCCGGCATGTGGGTGCTGTTTCAAGATGAAAAATGGAACATTTCCACCCTGGGCGAGTATTCCTTCCGCAAGAAATATCTCGGTCTCAAAGCCAGCATTGCAAAAGGAGTGAGCGGATGAGCGCAGCGAATCCTGAACACACGCAAATTGTAAATTTGCCGTGTGAAACCCATGCGCAAGCGAAGCGCAGGGCATGGGGCGGTGAGAGCGGATGAGACAGGTACAGGATGCCCTTCGGGGTATCGGAATTCCGGTATTCGCGGGCGTATGGCGGGCAACCTCTGCGCAGCAGAACCCGCCTGCGCAGTACTGCGTTTATTCCACCACCACAACCGAAGCCGCGCATGAGGACGACTGCCCGTCCCTGTTTCGCACCTACGTCTACCTGAATCTCTGGTCGGATGTTGACCCAACCGAGATGCGGGTAAGAATACGAAGCGCCATGTACGCAGCCGGGTTTGGCATGGTGGAGGAATCCGACAAGGGCTATAACCAGCCCGCATATGACACAGCCACTCAGTCCTATACCATCCAATGGACGTGGTGTCTGCCGGAGGTGATTTCTCATGTCCCTTGATGCGCAGGGCTTTGCGGAGCTGGCCGGTCAGATCGAGAAAATGGCCAATCGGCTGAACACGAGCGAGGAAGGCGCTCCCACTGCGAAGCGCATCCTGCAGGCGGCTGCCGAACCCATTCATCAGCAGATGAAGGCCAACGCCAGCTCCGATCCCAAAATCATCACAGGCACTTTGCACGACGCCATCAACATCGGCAAGGTAAAGCGGCGTAAAAACGGCGGGCAGCACATCACTATCGGCGTACACCGAAAGGATTGGAGCAATCCCGAATATATCCCGGCCTATGTCGAATACGGGCACGGCGGTCCCGGTCCCGCGCCCGCGCATCCCTATATCCGTCCGGCGTATGATATCCGGCAGGATGAAGCCTACGGAATCATCCGGGACGGATTACTCAACGAACTTATGAAATAGGAGGTAGACCCTGATGCCTGATACCACTCCCACTGCTTCCCCGACCGTATCCTCAACCATCGGCCTGAAAAATGTGGTCATCGCGCCGCTGACGACCGATACCGAATCCGCGCACACCTACGGCGCACTGCAGCTGCTGGCAGGCGCGATTGAAGCGACGGTTACCCCGAACAACACCGATCCGGATGTGCAGTACGCGGACGATAATGAGTTTGATGTGCTGTATCCTGATCCCGAACTGGCCTTCAAGTTGAAGCTGGCAGATATTCCGCTGACCATTCAGGAAATGATCTTCGGCAACCAGATCGACGACAAGGGCGTGCTTATTCGCACCGCACAGGACAAGCCGCCTTACTTCGCCTGCGGCTTCATGTCCGAAAAGTCGAATCACAGGTATCGCTATGTGTGGCTGTACAAGTGCCGCGCCAAGCCCGTCACGGAAACCTACTCCACCAAGGAAGGCGACAAGGTCACCCGCCAGACCGGCGAGGTGGAATTCACTGCCATCAAGCGCACCCATGACGGGCGCTATCAGGCGGTCGCGGATGAGGGCGAAAATTCCTTCGATGCAACGGCAGCGGCATCTTTCCTGACCTCTGTGTACGAGCCTGCGATCACAAAATGATCCAAGTATTCATCCTGCGGCGCTCGTGGAGCAATCCACGGGCGCTGCGCTTTTTGGAGGTGACCCATGGCGCTTGAAGCGGTAAAACGAAACGGGCACAATCTTGATCTTGGCTGTTTTGAAACAACCGGTGAATACAAAATCCCACTACTATACCCCGAACATCTGGAGGAGTGCGTTGACTGGGTTCGCTTTAATCACGCCCTGCAGCAGCAGTCCCGGCGCAACCTTGGCGTGCATTTCTTCATTGACGATTACCTGTTCCAGCGCGTATGGAATGACCCAACCCGATATGCAATTTTCCTGCGCGGCTTCAAGGCGGTCTTAACGCCAGACTTTTCCATGTTCACGGACTATCCCAAGGCGGTAAATGTCTATAACCACTGGCGCAAGCACCTGCTGGGAGTCTATTGGCAGCGCTTCGGCTGCAAGGTTATTCCCAGCATCGGCTGGATTGACCGGGACAGCTATTCGTGGTGCTTTTCCGGAGAGCCGGAAGGCAGCACGGTGGCCGTCTCCTCTGTGGGCGTGATGAAAAACCGGGATGCACGAAAGCTGTTTGTAGACGGTTACCGGGAGATGATGACCCGGTTACAGCCGGACAAGATCATTTTCTTCGGCGACATCCCGGATGAATGTGCCGGAAACATCGAGCATCACGCGCCCTTCCACGAGGTCTTCACGAAAGAGCTTGCTTTTTCCTTCGGAAAGAGGTAATGTCGTGTGGGCAGCAGAGGTGGACGGTCGCACGCCGGTGGCGGCGGAACGCAGGACAACTCGGGCACTCCGCTTTCGCTGGCAAACCATGCGCAATATGAACAGCAGTGGATACAAAACAACTTCGGCAACCTGACAGCTGCCCAGCAGCGCTATATCTCCGAGCAGCTTGGGCGGTTGTTCGCCGCGCACGACTTTGGCATGGATATCCGCAGCGAATATCTGGAAAATGTTATTGCCGAGGGCTTCAAAAACCAATTCGAGACGCACACATCCGAGGGCGCATTGGACTTTCAGTCGCGCAGACATGCCACCGAGCAGCTTTTCGGTTCGGACGTGCGGCATATGCGTCCTGCCGACTTTGAACGATACGGTTATCTCGTTTCCCGCGACGTCTCTGCGTATAACGCCTCCGGCTATGGCGATACGACGGTGCGCTTCAAGCGCGACAGGGTCATCAACCGGCTGACCTATACGACCGATGACAGCCTGTATCCCGCTTCCATTGAGGAAGCCATCGCCGGACGGGTCAGCACAAACTCCATCGCCGGAATATGGATGGACGGTATGTCGGCCAGCGAGCTGGTCAGGCGCGTACAAAGCAGCGAGGGCAATGTTGGAGATGTGCGTGAATGGCTGCGCGGTGTGACGCACGGTTCCTATCTGGAACTGCAATATCACGGTGCCCTGACCATTGACGATGTGGAAAGCATCAATTTCAAACGCGACGCGCCGTCACAGGAGCTTCTGCGCAAGCTCCGTGCCAAAGGCGTGAAGGTATACTATCACGGAAATCCCTATTAAGGAGGGCGGCTTGATGAACATAAAACGCGCCGTATCCGGCATCAACGGATGGAACACCATATTTGAACTGGAGAACGGCTTATTTGCCATGAGCAATGTAAGTGCTGAAGAGCCTGTGCAGTTTTCCATGAACCTGACCACCTTCCTGCGGCACGGCTATTTTAAGAACGCAGCACAGCTGGACAGCGAAACCATTGCACAAGCACGCGCTACGCTGGAATACTATCTGTCGAATGCACGCTTGCTGGACAACTGCATGCTTCTTGGCGACCGCAAGGCCATCCGGAAGCTGCTCGGACTTTGTGAGGAGGAATTTACATGATTACCTGTACCCTTGGTGTGCAGAAATATACGGTTGACTTTATCAGCGGCAGAGCCCTTCGTGAGATGGAGCCTGCCGCTAAAATGTATTCAAGGATCGTCACGATTTCCAACGCCGCCGTAAAAGGCGATCCTATCCCGGAGGGCGAACAGGTGGAGATCGCAGAAGCCATGGATACCATGATCCGGTGGTTCTGTATTCTCTTCGGAAACCAGTTCACGCCGGATGATGTGCTGGACGGGTATCCCGTGGACAGGCTCATGCACGATATTGCGCTGGCACTTATGGCCGTACAGACGCAAACTACGGAGATCCTTTCCGAGTTCCCTACGAAGGCAGCGGAAACTCGGGAGATGAAGGAAATTCCTCTGGACAACCCGTCGTAACGCTGCCGGATTTCATTTATTCCACCTATAATTCGCTGCTGGAAGGCGGCTGGCGTATGGCCGAGATAGATCAGACCGATCTGCTCGGCTTTTTGCGCATTCGAGCGTGGAATGCAAGACAGGAGCAGGATGAAAAAAAACCACAACCCCGCCCTATTGACGAGGTGTGGCCAAACGTTGCTCCTTAATCAATTTTCGAGAAACAGCGCCCGCAGGCTGTCCTGCCGCTGATGCAGGATTCTGACGACGATCACCTGCTCGTTGCCCTCCAGATAGAAAATGCAGTAATTCTCGCACACCAGATACCTGTATTCCGTATGAACAGAAATCAACGCATCCAGCGGACGACCGCGTCCGGAAAACTTTTCGAGGGACTGTACGCTCTTTTTGAGACAGGTGATGATGCGCTTGGCAGCGCTCGGATTGCACAGTTCATCCCTAATATAGTCGCGGATGGATATCAAGTCGCGCTGTGCTTCTTTGGAAAGTGTTACACGCGCCATACTCAATCCTCCAGCCCTGCAAACGCCTCGTCAATGGATAAAACGCCTTCGGTGCGGATGGATTCAACGCCTTTAGAGAGCTCTGCAAGCAGCTTCACGGTTGCCTGCAGCTTTTCATGCTCCGCAAGGCTCTGTACCACATATTTGCCGCGCCCGTTCTTAGTGAGATAGACGGTCGAACCGTTATCGCAATGGCTGAGAACCTCGGTATAGTTCTTCAGATCGGAAATGGGGACGATGTTTGTCATGCTATCAGCTCCCTTCGTCTTTATTATACCCGAATTTACCGTCAAATTCAACCCTTAATTACAGGGCGGTTTTCGCATGCGCGAAAGGAAGTGAGTTCTCATGGCTGAATCCCTCCGCGACCTCGTCGTGTCGCTGTCCCTGAATACCGAAAACTTCACCCGCAACATCAAGTCGGTTAATAAGCAGATCCAAGAAGCGGAGTCTTACTTCAAGCTGGCTGCCGCCGGTGTGGAGGACTTCGAAAACACTACAGAAGGGCTGACGGCAAAGCTGTCCACGTTGGAGCGAAGGCTTCAGCTGCAAAAGGATGTGGTGACGCAGTACGAACGCGCGCTGGAGCAGGCCACCTCCAAGCTGACCGAGTGCTATAATCGCCAGACCGATTATGCCCAGCGTCTGGATGACGCCCGTCAGCGGCAGGCCGCACTGGGCGAAGCCGTCAATCAGGCGACCGCTCTGTATGAGCAATACAAAAATGAACTGGGCGAAACCGACTCCGCGACCCTTATGGCGAAAGCCAACATGGAAGCCGCGCAGGAGGAATACCGTGCGGCTTCCGAAGAGGTCAACACCCTCGCTGGGCAGCAGGATGCGCTTCGCCGGGCGACACAGAACGCAGCGGACGCCGTATCCACCCAGCAGACGCAGCTGAATCGCGCTCAGGCCGCTGTGCGGGAAACGGAAACCGCCATTCGCGCCTGTAACGACGCCCTGCGGCTCTCTCAGACCAACTGGCAGGCAGCCGGAGAAAGAATGCGTGCTGCCGATACGGCGGTTGCTTCGTTGGGCAAGCAGATGCAGCTGGCACAGAGCCGTTTCCGTTTAGCGTCGGCGGGCATCAAGGATGCGGAGACCAACGCAGGTGCACTTTCTGCCAAGCTGGTCATGCTTCGGGAAAAGCTGGAGCTGCAGAATCAGACGATCACCCAGTACGAAGCCAGGCTTGCTGCCGCAAAGGAGCAGCTGCAGGCGGCACAGCAGGCCAACGACCCCGATAAAATCCGGGAAGCAACCGACGCGGTGACGGACGCCGAGACCGCACTCAACAACGCCCGCGCCGCGCTTCGGGAAACGGAGGCGGCGATCCGTGAAACCAACGGTCAGCTGCGCACCGCCGAATCCCTCTGGACGGCTGCCGGGAAATCCCTTACCAGCTTCTCAAAAAGCTGTGATTCCATATCCAAGACCACAGGCGCTATCGGGCGAGTGCTTTCCACCTATGTGACTGCGCCCGTGACGGCGCTGGGCACAGCGGCGATGAAATCCAGCATCGAGTTTGAATCCGCATTTACAGGCGTCCGCAAAACGGTGGATGCTTCCGAAGAAGAATTTGCCCGGCTGGAATCGTCCGTCAAGCAGATGTCCACCGAGATCGCCGCCAGCACAACCGATATTTCGGAGGTCATGGAGGTTGCCGGTCAGCTGGGCATAAAAACAGACGCGCTGGAAGACTTCACCCGCGTCATGATCGACCTTGGCAACAGCACGGATATTGTGGCACAGGACGCAGGTTCCACACTGGCCAAGTTCGCCAACATCATGGGTATGGATCAGTCGCTGTTTGAGAACCTCGGCTCCACGCTGGTTGATCTGGGCAACAACTACGCCACCACCGAATCGGCGATTATGGAAATGTCCCTGCGTCTGGCCGGTGCCGGAAAACAGGTGGGTCTATCCGAAGCACAGATTCTGGGCTTTGCCACGGCGCTGTCCTCCGTGGGCATCGAGGCGCAGATGGGCGGCTCCTCGCTGTCTAAGGCTCTGATTAAAATGGAGGTTGCCGCCGCGACCGGCGGTCAAGCAATCACCGACTTCTCTCAGGTGTGCGGGCTTACGGAGGATCAGTTCCGGCAGATGTGGGCAAACGACCCCGCTGGCGTGTTCCAGAAATTCATCGAAGGACTTGCTCAGATGGATGACGAGGGCATTTCCGCGATTGCCGTTTTAGAAGAAATAGGTATCTCCGAAATCCGTCTGCGCGATACCATGCTCCGCGCCGTCAATGCAACGGAGCTTTTCTCCAGCACGCAGGCAACCGCGAATAAGGCGTGGCAGGAAAACACGGCGCTGGCGACCGAAGCCGGAAAGCGCTATGCCACCACGGAAAGTAAGCTGACGAACCTGAAAAACAAGGCCGTGCTCTTTGTCCAGCAGGTCGGCGATGACCTGAATCCCCTGCTCCGCAGCCTGATTGACGGTGCGGACGAGCTGATTGAAAAGTTCATGGCGATGGATGAAGCACAGCGGATGCAGATTATTCAGACGGCGGCTTTTGCTGCCGCCATCGGTCCGGCCTTTCTCGCTGTCTCCAAGCTGACCAAGGGGCTGTCCACGATAACCGGCGGCTTTGGCAAGTTTGCCACGGCAGTCGGGAAAGCGGGCGGCGGCTTCGGCGGTTTCATGAGCGTGCTGGCAAAATCACCCGCCGTGTGGTTCGCCGTCGCTGCTGCCGTGATTGCGGGAACGGTCGCCCTTGTCGACTATGTGTCCGGCGCAAAGAAAGCCCGCGAAGCGCTGGATGGCATGAAAAAAACCGCCGAGGAATGGAAGAAAACGGCAGCGGATACCTTCTATGACCAGAGCAATGCCGGGCTGTCCTTCTTCGGCATGAGCACGGATGACTTCAAGACCGAGGGCGACAAGGTCGCCATGAGCGGACGGGAATGGCTTGCCGGGCTGATTGAGGTGTGGACGGACGGCAAAAAGGAAACCAATGCCATCGTAAACGACTGGACGGAATCCTTCAAGGCCGGAAGCGATACCATCCGCACGAGCCTGACGGAGCTCAAGGCCAGCGCCGACGAAAACGGCTATACCGGCTTGTCCGGGCAAATGCAGGCCGATCTCGATGAGCTGGACGGCATGGACAAGGAAATCGCACGGCTGCTGAAAAAGCGCCAGTCAAAGCTGTTCACGGACGATGATAAAATCCGCCTGCAGGAGTTTATTGACGCCCGCGAAGCCATCCAGATAAAATACAATCTCGTTCCGGATACGGGTAATACCGAGGGCTTTGAAACCATTCGCAGGAAGCTCGATGCGGAGGTTGCCCGTGCGCAGGCTCGCGGACAGGACGATGCCGACGTCACGGTCTATGAAAATGCAGTTGTGGCAGCGGCGCAGGGGCTGGCGGCCATCAATAGCGAGATCGACGCCAACTACGACAAGGAATATGCCCTCATTCAGCTGATTTCCGATAGCTCTGAACGGGAAACGGCGCTGTTGAACCTGAACCAGCGCTACAACGCTGAGCGCAGACAGGCGGCGCTGGAATACGCGGCGCTGCTGGCGGACATTGCGCTGCCTGTGTTCAAACAGGAGAATATCCAGCAAGCGGCCACAGATATCGACCTGCTGACGCAGAAGCTGCGCGAATACAGCGCGGCAGGCGAATCGGACAAGCCGCAGATACTGGAAGAACTGAATCAGCTGACCACCGGAATGGATGAAGGCAGTCTTGTGGAATACATAGGTCTCTTGACGCAAATCCAGAGCCTTCTGGACAGCGGCCTAACCGAAGATGAAGTGCAGGCGATGTTTCCGGAGATCGACTTCTCCACGGCACTCGACCAGATTGCCGCCATTCAGTCCTTCCTGAAAGGCCGCGAAACCCTGCTGCCGGGGCTTGCTTCCATATTTGGTGAAGCGTTGCCGGATGAAATGATCACCCTGACCACCGATCTGGATATGACTGGGGCGCAGGCGCGATGGGACGAGTTCGCCGCCAATCCCGGCGCGATCACAACCGACGCCATTATCGCCAGCTATGCTGATGCAGAAAATGCCGTCAAGCCTGAAATCGTCGTCGATGCGTTCATTTCCGGCTATACCGAGATCCCGGAGGGAGCCGACAAAAGCCGGCTGACCCCAGAAGGCTTGATTGCCTATGTGGAGAAATACGTTGAAGTCACAACCGGCGCGGATGTGTCCGGCCTGACGCCTGAGATTGCAGCGGCCTTTGTCGCGGGGTATCAGGAGCTGGCGACGGGTGCGGATGTTTCGCAGCTTACCCCAAGCGAGATTATTGCGTATGTAACCTCCTATGCCGAAAAGGAGGGCGTGGACGTTTCAGGCTTGAAGCCTGAAGCCGTCACGGCCTTCGTGTTGGCCTATGAAGAGGTCACGGGTGGCGCATTGACCACAGCGCTGACGCCGACGGACATTGCCGCCATCGTCACGCAGTACCTTGTAAGCAGCGATGTGGACATGAGTAAGATCACCGATGCGCAGGTGGAAGCCGTGGTCAGCGCCTATGCCGAGGCCACCAACTGTGACAAAAGCGCCCTCAAGGCCGAGGTTCAGGCACAGATCACTGCGTATGTGGAAGCGGAGAACGTCCAGAAGCCGAGCTTTATCAGGGCACAGGTCAGCATTACCGGCTATGATCTGAGTGCCTATCAGCAATTTGTGGCGCAGAATCCAGTCACCGTAAACGGCATTGTCCGCCTGGGCGAGGTGTTCACCGATCCCGTCGAAGCACTGAATGCGGAAAACGTGACCTTCTGGCAGGATGGCGTAGAAATCCCCGCCACCATGGTGCCTACCGAAATGCTGACCCCGGATAAGGTGGCCGTTCTGGACGAGGACGGCACCATGCACATTCTGCTCACCACAGATCTTACGGGCGACAAGGAGGTTATCGAGAACCTGCGCACCGATGTTGCAGAGGTGGACAGTCTTGGGGTAACCGAACTGGGCAAGGCTGCCGGGCTGCTGCCCGTCACCATCATGGGGCGCGTGCAGGCTGCGGTAGACCGCTTGAAGTCTTACGAAAAAACCAAGGATTACAACTGGATCGAAAAATTCTGGGCAACCCTCTGCGGCGAGTCCACCAACAAGGACGTATTGAACCAATCCATGCTGCTGGACTTCGACCCAGGCACGCTGGCTTCCATTACCTCCTATGTGTCCGAGGTGGTCACGGCCATTGAAAACGGCGACGCGATTGCGCAGGAGGATTATGACAATCTGCTTGAGATCGTCGAGTTTCTGAACGCGCTGGAATTGGCTGGCGTTGGCGAAAACGTGACTGCCGGAATTGGAGAAGCCATGGCGGCAGCGGGATGGGAAACCGATGCGGAGAGCGTAGCGTCCAATCTGGAAAATGCACTGGAATCTGCGCTGGTCATTCAATCGCCCTCCCAGCGGATGCACCCTGTGGGCGAGAATGTCGCCGCCGGTATCGGCGAAGGCGCTGCAGGCTTTGATTTTTCCACAGATGCTGCAGCAATTGCCGGAGCGATTGAAAGTGCGATTACCGCTGCCATCACGGTGAATCCCCTGAGCGCCGCAGGCACAGCCGCCATGATCGGTCTGGCATCCGGCATGACGGCGTATGGCTGGTCTGGCACAATGGGAACCGTCGTCTTCGGCATCCGAAGCGCTGCCAATACGGCTATTTCCACGTCCGCCCTCCGCTCCGTCGGCGTAAACGCCATGAATAGTCTGGCCGCAGGCATTCGTGCCGGTCAGTCGAGCGTGGTATCCGCGATGCGCTCTGCCGCACAGTCGGCGGTAGTCGCAGCGAAGAACACGCTCAAGATCAAGTCGCCCTCACGTGTATTCCGCGACGAGATCGGTGCAATGACCATGAGGGGCTTCGGGCAGGGCGTGCTCGCCGAAAGCAAGGCGCAGGCGCGAATCATCCGCAATGCGGCTCGCTATCTGACTGACGAAGCCCGAGAGGGCGCGATCATGGGCGGCAGTACGACCAATAACCGCACCTACGACCAGAGCAGCACTGTCACCCTGACGGGCAACACCTTCTCCATCCGGGACGAGCAGGATATCTATGCGCTGGCGACGGAAATCGCCGCGCTCACCCGCCGTCAGCAGCGGGGAAAAGGCTTGCGTATGGCGTAAGAAGAACTTGACTTTCTCCGCAATAAGAGCGTTAATGTCCACACCCTGCAGGGAAGGAGGTTGAGCTTATGTTTTCCATGTACATCAGGCCGGAGGTTTTGAAGCAACTGCGGGCAGAGTATCCTGTGGGCTGTATAGTAGAGCTCATTGAAATGTGCGATCCATACCGGGACATGCCCGCCGGAATGACCGGAAAGGTTACCCTTGTGGACGATGCCGGGGGCGTCCACGTCGAGTGGAGCAACGGCTCCACGCTGGCTGCCATCCATGGCATTGACCGCATACGCAGAATCGATTAACGCACGGCGCATGGAACGTCGCTCGGAAACGGGCGGCGTTTTTGTGTGCCAGTTTGGAGGTTGCATGAACGACTGGTTTGAATGGAACGGCAGACGCTGTACGGAGCTCGGCATCCATGTGCTGGAGCAGCCGGTTTATACGCTGCCCGCGGAGCGCTCAACCTTCACCTCTGTGCCCGGCAGAAGCGGATCGCTTACCGTCTTGGAGGGCGATGAGGTGTACGAAGATATCGTACTTACGGCCACCTGCATGATTGACAGTGAAAACCGAATTCCGGCGCTGTCCGCATGGCTGAAGGGCAGCGGGAACGTCACCTTTGCCAATCGCAGCGGCGGCTTTTACAGGGCACGGATCGTCAATCAGATTGCCTTTGAGAAAATCCTGCGCGGCAATCCCCACAGGAAGTTTGCCGTCAACTTCCGCTGTCAGCCGTTCTGGTATCAGGAGAGTGTGCCGGAGATCACCGTCGCACAGTCTTTGACCACCATAACGAACCCCGGAACGGTCGCTTCCGAGCCGGTTATCACGGTCTATGGCAGCGGAGATATAACCCTCATGGTGGGCACAACCATCGTGGAACTAACTGAGGTTGACGAAAGCATCACCATCAACTGCGAAATGCTGGAATGCCACAAGGGCTCTGCCAGCTGCAACGCGCAGATGAGCGGCGATTTCCCCGTGCTGGCCAGCGGAAGCAATGCCATCAGCTGGACGGGCAGCGTGACGAAGGTCGTCATTCAACCGAATTGGAGGTATCTATAACAGGAGGTGGCATCCCTTGATCTGTGTCTACGAAGCTGATTCTTCAGATTTTTCAGGAAACGGTCTGGGCGTACTGACCCCGTCAGAGTGCTCCGTTACCGAAACGTTGAACGGCGAGTGGGAGCTGACGCTCGTGCATCCGCTGGATGATCTGGGCAAATGGCAGCGCCTGACGGAAGGCCGCATACTGACCGTGCCGGTGCCTGCCACATCCACGCCGAGGGTGAATCTGATTGCCCAAAGCGCAGGAACGGAGATCTATAGGGTTGCCACCAGGAGCGGCACGCTTCGCCTGCGTTCAGGACCGGGCACCAATTATAAAATCCTCAAGAGCTACAAAAAGAACACTGAGGTTATCCTGCTCCAGAAAACCAGCAGTTCGTGGTATGAAGTCACCTGCCCGGACGGCAAGCGCGGCTATATGTCCACGGAGTACCTGTCTTATGTGCGCACGGAGGGCAATGTGCCTGCCGCCACGGGTGTGGTGATCGAGCCTCACCAGCTGCGAGATCAGCCCTTCCGCATCTATCGTGTGGTGCCGGAGCTGACGAAGATCACCGTCTACGCCCGGCACATTTTCTATGACTTGCTCGACAATATGCTCAAAAAGGTGGAGCCCTCCTCTGGCACGGTCGGCGTGGCGGTAGTTCAAATGATCCGTGACGGCTGCCTTTCCGCACACGACTTCACCTTTTATTCCGATCTTGACGGCACGGCAGAAGATGTATTGTACGAAAACGTGAACCCTATCGAAGCACTGCTCGGCGACGATGGCGTCACGGGAAAATACAAGGGTGAGCTGGCACGCGACTGGTGGGATGTGTTTCTCGTCAAGCGCGTGGGCAGAGATACGACCGTCAGCATCCGGGAGCGGAAAAACCTGACGGGCATAACCTATGATCTGGACATGACCAATGTGGTCACGCGCATCATGCCCACGGGACAGGACAAGGATGGCGAGGTACTCTATCTCCCGGAGCTCTACATCGACAGCCCGCTCATAGGCAATTACACGCAGCCCAAGTGGATTCATCTGGACGTCTCCGAAGCGAAGGAAGCTACTGATGGCGACGAAAAGAAAAGCAAGAGCCAGTGCTATGCGGAAATGCGTGCTGCCGCACAGAAGGAGTTCGATGGCGGATGCGATCTCCCGGATGTAACGCTCAATGTGGACTTCATCTCCTGTGAGAACACTGTGGAATATGTGCAGTACGCGCACCTGCAGAGCATCTATCTGGGCGATTCTGTGCGGGTGGTTGCTCCGCGCATTGGCGTGGAAGTGTCCATGCGCATGACGCAGTACACCTATGACTGCCTACTCAAACGCTACACAGCGGTGACGCTGGGCACTGTTGCCGATACGCTTGAAGGCAGTACGATCTCCGGAAGGCAGTTGGCTTCCGGAAGCATTACCGGCAGCAAGATTGCCATGAATGCTATCGGCGCGGGACAGCTGCAATCCGGCTCGGTGGGCAGTTTGCAGGTGAAGATGGCGGCAATCCAGACCGCGCATATTCAGGATGCGGCCATCACCAAAGCGAAGATTGCCGAGGCCACCATTGGCGAGCTGAACGCCACGGCCATTACGGCGATTTCCGCAAAGATACAGGAGCTGGCCGCGAAGAACATCACCACGGATGAACTCTATGCCGCGCTGGCCACCATCGCTGTGGCGCAGATCACCGCCGCCAATATTGAAAAGGCCAACATCAACTGGGCGGACATCGGCGAGCTGGCCGCGCAGATTGCGACCATCGCGCAAGCGCAAATCACAACTGCCAACATCAACAACGCCAATATCGACTGGGCCAGCATCGCCAATCTGAATGCCGGGATTGCGAAGATTGCCAAGGCACAGATCACCGCCGCGAACATCGAAAGCGCGGCGATTGACTGGGCGGCCATTAAAGACCTGAACGCCGCCGTGGCGAAAATTGCAATGGCACAGTTGACTACGGCCAACATCAACAACGCCGAGATCGACTGGGCCAGCATCACACAACTGCAGGCGGATATTGCCAAGCTGGTTAACGCCAACATTCAAACTGCCGACATCGACTGGGCGCAGATTAAAGACCTGACGGCGGGCACAGCGATTATCGAAAAGGGCGTGAATGGCAAGCTGTATGTGGCCGACCTCGCTGTGACGGAGGCCAACATGGCTTCCTTGACGGTAGGAGAGCTCATCGTCAAGGGCGCGGACGGCTGCTTTTACGCGCTGTCCATTGGCGAGGACGGTACGGTGACCACCGAGAAAAAGAGCGTCGGCGACGCGGATATCGAAGATAATTCTGTCTCCGGCGGCAAACTCATTGAAAAAACCATTACCGCCCGCGAACTCAACGTCGCTTCTATCTTCGCGGACGAAGCGCTGGTAGGCGCGATCTCCGCCGCCAATATCGACGTATCCAGCCTGTTCGCCGCAGAAGCGTTTATCGCCCAGCTGAATGCCGTGGATATTTCGGGCAACGAATCCCTGCGGCTGGTGGTGGACACTGCAAAGGACGAAGCGCTGGACGCGACCGGCGAGGCTGTTGCCCAGATCGCCTTAACGGCGGAGCAGATTCGCAGCGAAGTGAAGCGGGATTATGCGACTGCCGATCAGGTCGGCCAGATGAATGAAACGCTCTCTACGTTGGCCGAGCAGTCCGAAAACAACTTCACCTGGACGGTGACCAAGGTCAACGAGATCATCGAGGACGCTGCGGCGAATGACAATCTGACGCGGGAGCAGCTGAACCTGATCCACACCTATATGCGCTTCGGCGAGGACGGGCTGACCATCGGCAAGGCCGGGAATCCGCTGACCTTCCGCGTGGTCAACGACCGGCTGGCGTTCTATATGAACGACACGGAAGTCGCTTACTTGAGTGACAATAAGCTGTATGTGACGCAGGCGGAGATACTGGCGCGGCTGCAGATCGGCAAATTTGCTTACGAGCCGCAGTCCAATGGCAACCTGTCCGTGATCTACACGGGGTAAGGAGGAGCAATGGCAACCACCGTTTCCTACAGCGCGTCCATGCGCACACGCAAGACCAATTCGGCCAGCAACGCAAAAAGCTCCGCCGCCAGTCAGGAGTATTACGAGAACACCTACAACTACGTCGGCATCGTGCATTTCGCGGGCATGGCGCTGAGCGGCAAGGTCATCACGGGGATTTCGCTGCGCATTGTGGCAGCGCAGGCGGGCTACGGCACCGGGCACACGAAAACCGTGTATGTGCGAAAATCCAATTACCAGTCCGCGTCGCAGTCGGGTATCACAGGTTTGGGGTATTGCGGCGACGCGCTGGGCACATTCACCGGTGCGTTCTACGGCAACACCAGCACTTATACGCTCAGCGGCGAACTGCTGAACAATCTGGCGGCGTACATTGCGGAAGGCAACAATACCATCTGTCTGTATAACCCCAGCCCGGTCAAAAGCTCGCAGGGTTACTCCACAAACTACCTGCAATGGTCGGAATGCACCATCACGGTGACGTATGAGGAAGCCGCATCCAAGCCCAGTCTTTCCAAGACTTCTTTCGATATGGGCACGGCGGTTACGATCTATACGAACCGGCAGAGCAGCATCGCCACGCACACCCTCCGCTACAGTTTCTTTTCGGCGAACGGAACGATTGCCACGGGTGTGACCACCTCCTGCACGTGGACGCCGCCCGTTTCACTGGCCGCGCAGATTCCGAACGCGACTTCCGGATGGGGCACCATTCTGTGCGATACCTACGTCAACGGCAGTCTCGTTTCAACAAATACCTGTGCTTTTCAGCTGACGGTGCCTGCGTCCGTTGTACCCTCCATTTCGTCTGTTTCCATCGCCGAGGCAACCGCAGGCATTGCCGACCGCTTCGGCGGCTATGTGCGGACGCGGAGCAAGCTGTCGGTCAGCATTACGGCAGCAGGCGCGCAGGGCAGCAGCATTTCGGCCTATCGAACGAGCATCGACAGCGTGACCTATTCAGGCTCGTCTTTCACCACCAATGCGCTTAATACGGCGGGCAATCTCACAATGACCGTGACAGTCACCGACTCTCGCGGACGCACGGCCAGCACGACCCGAACCGTGACCGTGCTGGACTACTCTCCGCCGTCGCTGTCTATGTTTACTGCCGAGCGCTGCAACGCGGATGGCACGGCTGCCCAGACGGACGGTACGAAGGTGCGCATTTCCGCAAAAGCATCCGGTTCTTCGGTTGGCGGCAAGAATACGCTGGCCTGCACGGTGTACTACAAGCTGTCCAGCGCGGAATCGTGGGTTTCCGCTGTGACGCTCACGCCCAGCGACTACGTCATTACTGCGACCAACCGGCTGCTTTCTCCGACCTTCGACGCGCTCAGCAGCTACGACATCAAGATCCGCGTGCAGGACGTGTTCTACTACATCGAGCAGACGGTGTCTATCGGCACGAAGCAGGTCATGATGGATTTCTACAAGGACGGCTCCGGCATCGCCTTCGGCAAGGTCGCCGAAAATGCGGGTAAGGTAGAATTCGGCTGGCCGCTGATGCTTTCCGAGCCGCTGGGCGTGGATCAGGGCGGCACGGGCGCTGAAACTGCGTCCGCCGCCTGCACGAAGCTGGGAGCCGTGAAGAAATCCGGCGATACCATGACCGGCAACCTCACTATTTCGGGCTATCTGTACCCGTCGCTGTACCTTCTGCCCACCTACAACAGTACCACCAATCGGACGGTTTTCGAAGGATCGTATGTAGGCGCTTCTTCCTTTTCTTCGTGGGAGGACGGCACAGGAAACAACCGGCGGATGCTGGAGGTGCGCAACGCGGCGTATCAGGCGAGTCTGGACTTCGCCGTGCTGCTGCGGACGTGCACGGGCGGCACATGGGCTTCCTACCGCCTGTTCCATGCGGGCATGGCTACGCCGATTCCGCTGGCCAACGGTGGCACGGGCGCGAGCAGCGCAAAGGCGGCGCTGTCCAACCTTGGTATTTTCTATTCCGCGTCGCTTCCCAGCAGCGGTACGGACGGGCAGATATGCCTTGTGCCCGTGTAATGAGGTGAAAGCGTGAGCACATTTTCAGCGACGGCCAACAGCGGCTCAACGATTGGCTATGCGCAGTACGGCTCCTCCTCTTGGAGCACGGGCAGCAGCAGCGGCGCGTGTCAGGGCGCGTATCAGGGCACGACTGCCGCCAAATCCCGCGTGGGCGTAATGGTTTTCAGCGGTGCGGGCGCGGCGCTCAAAGGCAAGCTCATTCAGAGCATTACCCTGACGATCACCTCGTCCGGCGCGGGCTCTGGTTCGTCCAGTAAGAAGCTGACCTTCTGTCAGGCCAATTACCAGAGCCTGAACACCGGCGTTCGCGGTTCCGCGCAGGTGGGCGCGACGATGGGAATCCTGACCGGCAAGTTTTACTCGAACACCGTCACGCACACGCTGAATGCTTCCAGCAACGCCGCGCTGTTTGCCGCGATGAAGGCATATTTCGAGGCGGGCAACTCGGTTCTGGTGCTGTACAACGGCGAAACCTCGTCCAGCAGCGGCTATTCCAGCAACTACGCCCGAGTTACCAGCTGCACAATTTCAGTAACCTATATCGACGCGGTGGTCTGGTACCGGGATGGCAGCACGTGGCGGCAATGCACGGTTTGGTATCGGCTGAACGGCGCGTGGGTTCAGGTGGTTCCTTACTACAATTCAGGCGGCGCATGGGTGCGAGTCTGAGTGTGAGGTGATTATATTATGAAAGAACTCTTTGAACAGGTCATTGCGCTCAAGAACTATGACCTGAAAGCGCTTCTGGCAAACATCGATCAGTACCACATTGAGGGTAGACTGACCGATGAGGAGCGACAGGAACTGACACAAAAAGCACGGGATGGTGCGGCACAGGAATATGACTACAAGGGCGAGATAGACGCACTCTGGGCGGCGGTACGAGCACTGCAACAGAGCGTTTCTTTGCCCGCAGAGCAGGACGAATGGCCCGAATTCGTCCAGCCAACCGGCGCGGGCACGGCGTATCAGGTGGGCGACAAGGTGACATTCAATGGCATTCATTATATCTGCCGCCTGCCGCATTGTGTATGGAGCCCAGCAGATTATCCCATAGGCTGGCAGAAGCAGAATTGAGTACTGACTATAACAACATAGCATGAGCGATCGCTTTCATCAGCGGTCGTTTTTATATGCAAGCAAAACAAGGAGGATTTAAACATGAGAAACTTTTCCATTGACATCGTTTGGGCAAAGATTCAAATGGCCGTCGCTGCGATTGGCGGCTGGCTGGGCTACTTTCTGGGAGGCATGGACGGACTGATGATTGCGCTGATCGTTTTCATGGCACTCGACTACATCACGGGCCTGATGTGCGCAATGATCGACAAAAAGCTGTCCAGCGCCGTGGGCTTCAAGGGCATCTGCAAGAAGGTGCTGATCCTGATGCTGGTAGGCGTGGCCAACGTGGTGGACATTCACATTGTGGGCACCGGTTCCGCGCTGCGCAGCGCCGTGATTTGCTTCTATCTCTCCAACGAGGGCCTGTCCCTGCTGGAGAACGCGGCCCATATCGGCCTGCCTATTCCCGACAAGATGAAGGACGTGCTGGCGCAGCTTCATGGGCGCGAGGAAAAGAACAATACCGACGCGGGCGATGGCGAGTGACCGTCGCCTTTTGAATTGGAGGGACAATATATGTCTGAACGAATCAATATGCCTTTCACCGGCGAGCATTTCGCCGCGTGGTGTGAAAAGATGGTGGGCCAGCCTTATTGGTATGGCAGCTGTGTTTACAAGTGCACCCAGAACCTGCTCGACCGCAAGGCCAAGCAGTACCCGGCGCATTACGGTTCCAGCCGTACCGCCCGGTACCGCGACGACATTGCAAAGAAGAAGGTCTGCGCCGACTGCGTGGGACTGATCAAAGGATACAACTGGACGAACGGTGGGCAGGGCGTGATCGAATCCATCGGCACGGGCAAGACCTTTTCCAGCAAGTATGGTGGACACGGCTGCCCAGACAAAAGTGCAAACGGCATGTTCAGCTACGCGAAGAGCAAAGGCTGCGCCTGGGGAACCATGGACACGCTGCCCGAGGTGCCCGGCATTGCGCTGCGCTTTGACGGGCATGTGGGCGTGTATGTTGGAAATGGCTATGCGGTGGAGGAGCGCGGCTTTAACTAATGTCTGCTGACCAACCCAAAAAGCATTGCGACACAAGGCAATCCCGGCAATCTGTGCTATAATAGGTGCAAGGGAAACGACAAAAAGCGGGCAAAACCCTTGCACTTGGAGGGAACGTGTATGTATCGGTACAGCAACGGACAGATCAGTCTGTCAGATTTTCAGCAGCCCATGGGTATGCGCCTGCGGGAAGACAACCGCTGGGTGAAGAAAGCGCAGAGCATCCCATGGGACAAGATTGAGGAAAAGTACGCGGATCTGTTTCCTTCCGAGACCGGGAATGTGGCCAAGCCGCTTCAGTTGGCGTTGGGTGCTTGTCTCATCCAGAGGGAATACGGGTATTCCGATGTGGAAACTGTTTTGCAGATCCAGGAGAACCCATATTTGCAGTATTTCTGTGGGTATGCGGGCTATGACGACAGCAAACTGCCCTTCGATGCGTCCTCTATGGTGCATTTCCGAAAACGCCTGACGCCGGAAGTTCTGGCTCAGATCAATGAAATGGTCATCCAAGAAGCACAGAAAACAGAAGATAACGATAACCAGGATGATAACAAGCCCGATGGTGGAGGGAACAGCGGCACGATAATCGTGGATGCCACCTGCGCACCGTCCAATATCCGGTATCCCCAGGATGTTTCCCTTCTGAATGAAGCCAGAGAAAATGCTGAGAAGCTGCTGGATATTCTCCACAGCCCTACCGACGGCAAGAAGCCCCGTACCTATCGCAAACGAGCCCGGAAAGACTATCTGAAGTATGTCCGCTGCCGCAAACACACCGCAAAGATGACCCGTAAAGCCATTGGGAAGCAGCTGAACTATCTGAAAAGAGACCTTGCTGCCATTGACGGGAAGCTGAATCAGGAAAAGGCACTGAATATTCACCAAACGGAGCGATTGGAGACGATTCGTAAGATTTATGAGCAGCAAAAGTACATGTATGACAACCATACCCACAGCGTTGAGAACCGAATAGTCAGCGTCAGCCAGCCCTTTGTGCGCCCTATAGTGCGGGGAAAGGTCGGCAAACCCGTGGAGTTTGGCATGAAGCTGGATATCAGTGTCACAGACGGCTGGACAAGGCTGGAATACCGTTCTTTTGATGCTTACAACGAAGCGACCAAGCTCCAGGAAATGATTGAAAATTTCCACAAGCGCGAGGGACACTACCCCAGTCGGGTACTGGCAGATAAGATATACCGGAACCGTGAGAATCTCAGCTACTGCAAAGCGCGGGGAATCCGGCTTTCCGGGCCAGCTCTGGGAAGGCCCCAAAAGGGAGAGGATCGGAACAAGGCTCAGGATTACCGGGACGAGTGCGAACGGGTCGAGGTAGAACGCAAATTCAGTTTGGGAAAACGTAAGTGTGGAATGGGGCTGGTGACAGCGAAGCTGGAAGAAACGGCTGCGCATGTGGTTGCTCTGTCCATTTTGCTGCTGAATCTGCGTAAGATTCAGTGCGCCTTTTTGCAATTTCTGGATTGGCTACTCGGACTTCTGCAATCGCGTGAAAAACGGATGGTTATTCAGTAGACATTAACTACGGATGCGTGAAAACGAAGGTTTCCTCCCGGAAGTGGACGCACTGGTATCAGCTGCCCTTCGTGGATTACGGCGACGCGGTGTTCACGGGCGGCGGGGCGACAAAGCCCGATACCCCGGCGAGCGAGTACAGGCTGGGCACGCGAACCTTGAAGAATGGCAGCAAGGGCACGGACGTAAAGGCGCTGCAGGAGTTTTTGCTCCAGTTGGGGTACAACCTGCCCCGGTATGGGGCGGACGGTGACTTCGGCGGCGAGACGGAGACTGCCCTTAAGCGGTTTCAGGCAAGAACCGGGCTTACGCAGGACGGCGTGTACGGCGGCGATACCCATAAGGCGCTGATGGACGCGGTTGCGGATCACGACGCGGGAAAGGAACCTGCCGAACCCGACGAGCCTTCTGGACCGTCCTCTGCCAAGCGTGTACGCATCGTCTGCGATGGCGGCACGGTCAACATCCGTGTGGGCAACGGAACGCAGTACAAGCGCATTACCGCCGCAAAGGACGGCACCTCATTTGAGTGGGTCGCCACTGCCGAAAACGGCTGGCACGCCGTCGTGGTGAACGGGCGCGTGGGCTGGGTTTCCGGGAAATACAGCAAAACTGAATAATCCCTGAATTATAGCGGTTGGCTTCGGCTGACCGCCTTTTTTCAGTTTTGGAGTGCCCAAATGTTCCACCTTTTCTCCCAAGAGCAGTGAAGGGCATTTTGCGAGGTGTTTTTTGAACAGGGATGTCCACATTCTCACCTCCCGTGTCCGAACAGGAAAGTGTAGATCACGACACGGGAGGTACTCCATGAAGAAGGATAAAGAGGAATGTCGGAAGCAAGCTCAACAGCTCCGACAGGCAGGATATAGCTTCGGGCAAATCGCCAAGGAACTCAATATTCCAAGGTCAACGGTGAAGTCATGGTGTTATCGCGATACAGCAGATGCGCCGGAGTATGAGCATACACCGCCTGCTAAACGTTGCCCGCAGTGCGGCAAGGAACTGCCGCCCTCCAGATACAGACCCAGGCGCTTCTGTTCGGATGCCTGTCGGGCAGCCTATTGGGCATCTCACGGAGAGCAAATCCATCGTCAGTCCACCGTCAGTGCTGTTTGCCCCGTCTGCCACAAAACTTTTCAGGATTACGCCAAGCATCGCCGAAAGTATTGCTGCCATGCCTGCTATATCGCGGAACGGTATTACGGAGGGCAGCGCAATGACGACTGAACAGCTTAAGCGGGAGATGCTCTTTCAGGCCAGCATGGCCTGCGTGGGACGGATGCGCAGATCGGGCTTGCTCACGGATGCCGAATATGAAAAATGTCGCGAAATGATGCTTGAGAAGTACAATCCGCCGCTCGGTAAAATTGTCTCAAACTGAGCAGGATTCTATTGACTTTCGGGGCGTTCAGAGTGATTAATCGTGTCTGAAAGGAGGGAGTCCAATGACCAAAACAATCAGAAGGATAGAAGCACAAATCCCCATCACGACAAAGAAAAAGCGCGTTGCCGCCTACGCCCGCGTTTCGCTGGATACCGAACGGCTGGAGAATTCCCTTTCAGCACAAATCAGTTATTACAGCGCGTTTATCCAGAGAAATCCCAGTTGGGAATATGCGGGAGTTTTCGCAGACAACGGCATCAGCGGCACGAGCACAGACCGAACGGAATTCCAGCGCCTGATGGCTGAATGTGAAGCGGGACATATCGACATCATCCTCACCAAGAGCATCTCCCGCTTTGCCCGAAACACGCTGGATACGCTTACTGCCGTTCGCCGACTGCGAGAGCTCGGCATTGAGGTACAATTCGAAAAGGAGCACATCCACACGCTCAGTGACAAGGGCGAGCAGCGTTAGCAGCAGCTCGCTTCTTTTGCACAGGAGGAAAGCCGCTCCATCAGCGAAAATGTCAAATGGGGCGTTCGCAAGAGGATGAAGAAGGGAATTCCAAACGGACGCTTTCGAATTCTGGGTTATCGCTGGCAGGGTGACAAATTGGTCATCGTTCCCGAAGAAGCCGCTGTTGTACGGCGCATCTATCAGGATTTTCTCGACGGCAAATCCCGGTTGGAAACAGAACGGGCGCTCAATGCCGAGGGTATACGGACGATTAACGGATGCCGCTTTCAGGATTCATCCCTCAAAGTAATCCTGACAAATGTCACCTACACGGGCAACCTGCTTCTGCAGAAGGAGTACATCACCGATCCTATCAATGGAAAGCGCAGGAAGAACCACGGCGAACTTCCACAGTATTATGTGGAGAACACACACGAGGCCATCATCGATCAAGCTACCTTCGATTATGTACAACAGGAAATGACAAGACGGAAAGCCCTCGGTGCTCAGGCCAACAAAAGCCTGAACCTTACCTGCTTCAGTGGAAAAATTAAGTGCCCATACTGCCATATCAGCTATATGCATAACCCTCATCGCAGGAAAAGCAATATCGACTACTGGATTTGTGGCAGCAGGAAAAAGAAGAAGGTTGGTGATGGCTGCCCCGTCAAGGGAGCCATGAGCGAAGTGGCACTAAAGAAATGCTGTGCCGAAGTCCTCGGTTTAGAGGAATTTGACGAAATTGTATTCGCCGAAAAGATTGAGCATCTCGAAGTCCCCGAAAAAGGCCATCTGACATTCTTCATGCGTGACGGAAGCGTGTTCACGCGGGAGTGCAGGAATACAGGGCATCAGGACTGCTGGACGAAAGAGCATCGTGCTGTTGCTTCGGAATATCGACTCAAGCATTCTTCAGAGCGTTCTGGGAGTACGTGCTTCACCGGAAAGATCAAATGCGGTTTTTGCAGTATGAATTACCAAAGAGCAACACAATCCAACGCGGGCAAGAAAACACGGTATTGGCGCTGCCCCAGCAAGGGCGAACCTGATAAAAAGGGCTTACGCGAAGATCATCTGCGTGAACTCTGCGCGGAGGTGCTCCACATAGATACCTTTGACGAAGCAGCCTTCACTCAAGCCATTGACCACATTACTGTTTCGCCAGACGCAGTTTTGGAATTTCAATTCAATGATGGCCATGCAGAAATACATAATTGGTCATACGAGCGCCATGGGCACAAATGGACAGCCGCTCAGAGAGCACGTTTTTCAGAAACCATGAAGCGTCATTACACACCGGAGCGCAGGCAGACCATGAGTGAGAAAATGAAGCAGATCAGGAAGGAGCGCGGAGCACAGTGGCGAAAAGAGTAATGACGATCATGCCGACATTGGTGCGGTTTACGGAAGCGCCCATTGCCGAGCATCACAAGCGGAAGGTTGCCGCTTATGCGCGTGTCTCTACGGACAGCGACGAGCAGTTTACCAGCTATGAAGCGCAGATTGACTATTATACCCAGTACATCAAGGCGCGGGACGACTGGGAATTCGTTCAGGTTTATACGGATGAAGGCATAACCGGCACCAGCACCAAGCACCGCGAAGGCTTCAAGCAGATGGTGGCGGATGCCCTTGAGGGAAAGATTGATCTCATAGTAACCAAGAGTGTGAGCCGTTTCGCCCGCAACACGGTGGACAGCCTGACCACCATTCGGCAGCTAAAGGATAAAGGCGTGGAATGCTTTTTCGAGAAGGAAAATATCTGGACATTCGACGGCAAGGGCGAACTGCTCATCACGATCATGAGCAGTCTTGCGCAGGAGGAATCCCGCAGCATTTCCGAAAACTGCACATGGGGTCAGCGCAAGCGCATGGCCGATGGACGGGTTTCGGTTCCGTTTGACCATTTTCTCGGTTATGAGCGGGGCGAAAATGGCGAGCTGGTTATCAACGAGGAGCAGGCAAAAACGGTCAGACTTATTTACGATTTGTTTCTTCAGGGGTTGACACCGCACACGATTGCCAATCGGTTAACGGCAATGGGCATTCTTACACCACGCAGGAAAGCAAAGTGGAATCAAGGCACAGTCAGGAGTATCCTCACCAACGAAAAATACAAAGGCGACGCCCTGATGCAAAAGTGCTATACCGCCGACTTTCTCACCAAGAAGCAGGTGCCCAACAACGGCGTTCTACCGCAGTACTACGTGGAAGGCGACCACGAGGCGATCATTCCACCGGAGACCTTCGAGCTTGTGCAGCAGGAGATGCTGCGCAGGAACAACCGTGACAATCGTTACAGTGGTGTGGATATATTCGCATCCCGCATCGTCTGCGGAGAGTGCGGTTCCTACTATGGTGCAAAGGTATGGCACTCGAACAGCAAGTATCGCAGGATCATCTATCGCTGCAATCACAAGTACCATGACGGCAAGACCTGCTCAACGCCGAATCTGACCGAGGATGAGATCAAACTATCGTTTGTTGCAGCAGTCAACAGGCTGATTGCCAACAAAGATGAAGTCATTGCCAATCTGGAAGGCATGTGTCAAACGCTCTTTGAGACGGAAACGCTCGAAAGCGAAAGAGAAAAACTGAACACAGAGATGTACCTGCTACAGAATATGATTCAGGCAGCCATTGCAGAAAATGCCCATGTCGCGCTGGAGCAGAACATATACCAGAAACGCTTTGATGAGTTGAGCGGAAAGTACGAGGATGAGAAACGTCAACACGACGATATAAAGCAGCAGATTGCCGACAAGACCTCGGCGCGGACAGCTGCCAGTCAGTTTATTGGTACGCTGAAGAAAATGGATGGGCTGATTACGGAATTTGACTTATCCCTCTGGGGAAGCCTGCTGGATCATGCTACGGTCTACTCCAAAGAGGACATGCGATATACATTCAAGGACGGAACCGAGATCAAGCTATAACTCGAACATGAAAAAACATCCTGTGGCAGCTGCTGCAGGATGTTTTATTGCGCCCAGATGCGTCCATTCTCAAACGAATCTGAAAAATGCGTCCATTTGCGTCCATTCCCCAATATTACTACAGGTTGTATCAAAGTCGAAAAGGTTTTTTCGTAGATGCGGTCGTTTTCCTGCGGCTTGACGAGCGAGGCCACCAGCTCGGAAACCTGACTCGGCGTGAAGAACTCACCGCCTTTTTTGCCTGCGTCGGAGGCAAAGTTGGCGATCATGTACTCATAAGCGTCGCCGATGATGTCTGCGGAGCCGAGCTGACCGGGACGAAGATCGAGGTCGTGGAAGTCTTCCAGCAGATTGCGGAGTGTCGCGTTCTTTTCCTTGACGTCGCCGAAGTCAACCTGTGAGTTGAAGTCGATGGCGCGGAACACGTTGCGCAGCTTTCCACTGTTGTGATCCTCGATGTGAGAAAGGGCGACGTTGATCTTCTGGCCGATCTCTGTATCCGTGCGGTTTTCGTACAGATAATCGAAGGTGGATTCCCTGTCGAGGGAGAACCGCTCCCGGCTCATGGCGCGCTCGACGCGCCGTTCGTCACCGTCGTACTGCTCCATGTACAGGGCGCGTCTTTCGAGGGTGACGTCGCTCAGGTATTTCACGAACAGCATGGAAAGGATGTAGTCCTTGTAGCGGGAACTGTCGATTTTTCCCCGGAAGCTGTCGCAGGCCTTCCAGAGAACGCGTTCGATATCGTTGCGGGTCGTCAT